GACTTCTTCTTTACCACCAACAGAACCGCCACCACCGGCACCACCCATCATTTGTTTCATCATATCGTCACTTAATTGCCAATAAAGAGTATCATTTATTGACATCAACACACCATATTGGTTAATTAAATCCTCTGAACCAGTTATTTCTTCGATTTTATCTGCAACATAATGATACATATAGTGACCCTTTTTTGATGCACCTTGTATCATATTATTAATTAATCTTCTTTTGGCTTTTTCCAAATCAATTTTTTCCAAATCATCCATCAAATCTGTTTCAATATCAACAGGCTCAATATTTGGTTGTTGCTCCATTTCTCTATTGAAATCATTAGTCCCAATTTCACCCATACCGACAATTTTAGCGTTAAATTGTAACGCTCCTTCTGGTATACCCATTTCTTTCATTACCAATTCAACGGCTAATTGTTCTAATTGTTCTCTATGTGCTCTTTCAGTTTGGATTATTTGATTGTGAGCCGTCATCATCATTTGAGCTAATGGCATAATATTAGAACCCCCTGTTAGTGGTGTATTAATACCGGTATATTCCCTAACTCTTGCGATTACTTGTTTGTATCTTTCAGACGCTAATAGTTCCTGAAAGTTATTATTTGGTTGTTCCGCATTTGGTAATGGGATTTTTTTAAGTGGGGTGTCACCTTGCGATAATTTATTTTGTACCCCTTGGTCGGGTCTATCTGGTGTGTCAAAACTCATTGCCATCTCTTCAATATTTTCTTTGAGTAAAGATAACAAAATTTTTTTAGTAAATTCCATTTTAAATTATTTATTTTTCTTTTCTGATAATGCTTTAGGTTTTGGATTTGTTCCAGGTCCTGGTTCATATGGAGTTTTAGGTTTATTCGGTTTTTCTCTTGGTGGTGCGTCAGGTAAAACTTCAGGTTGATTTGGTGACGGAGCGGTTGATGGTTGATTACCAACAATCGAATCATAAGTCATAAATTCGGGAACACCGTTGTGTCCAATTTTAGCTTTACCCGGCATTGGGTTTGATGTTGTCATTACCTTTTCATTAATAATACTCATAATATCTTTTTTAGATGTGAATTTTGTAAATTTACTTTCCGCCAAAGATAACACCCATTCTGATAATTCCGTATTTTCTTTTTTTCCTTTTATGTTTTTTGTTTTCTTTCCATGTTTTTTATCTTTACATGTACATTCTTTCATTCCACAAATAGGACAAACATCTTCTTTACCTTCGTAAGTTTCAATAGTTTTACCTTGTTTCATTGCGTTTGCAATATCTGTTTTTTCGGTTGCACCACCCTTTTTAACCATAACACTTTCATTAAATAGTGTTTTACATAGGGTTTTAAGTTCATTGTCACTCATCATAATGATGGTACTTCTATTAAACCCTTCCGATAATAATTTTCTTACAAATTCTTTTCTTGTTGTCATGATATTTTAAATTTTAAATCTTGTTTTTCTAATTTTAAATCTCTCGATTTTAGTTTATCTGTTACCTTTTCGTATGATTCACCAAAACGGAAAAATAATCTATCATCCTCCATATCGAAGTTTGATTTTTCCCAAGCCATAGCGATTATACCATCTACAGCATCAATAACACCGAAATAGTCAGAATTTTGTATCAATTCAAAAACTACGTCGGTGTCACGTAAAAGACCAACTTGGTCTATATATTTTACATCCGGAGATTTAGGACTTACTGTTGATGAGGCTGGTATATCAAACCATTCTTCCATGTCAATTTCAGTACTTTCACTAAAAATGAATTCGTACTGTTTTTGACCTTTATAATCGGAACCAATCTCATTAACATATATTAAACGCATCTTACTTGAAATATTTTCCTAAAGTTTCAGAAATACTTTTATTAATTTCACTTTTAATTTCATCCAAATCTAATTCTTTAATTTCTTCTTCATTTGGAGTACCTAAGTCAGCATATTTTGATAGGTCAATTTCTTCATCTTGTACTGCTGGCGTATTTAAGAATTTTTGTAATTTATCCATTGTCTCACCTAATTCTTCATCGCCTGTTGGTTCTGATGGTGCTTCTTCATCATCCGATGGAACATCAGGAGTTTCAACGTTAGAATCGGCATCTTCTTCCGCTTCTCTATCAAATTTCTTACCTATTTCTTCAATATCCTCATCTTCAAGTTTATTTAAATCAACAGCTGAAATAATCATGTTAAGTACGTATTTAATATCATCACTTTCCATTTTAGATTTTTGGTCTCTCAATTCTTGACCTAACTTACCTGAGAATTTTTGAACTTCAGCCATATAATCTGAAGGTTTAGATTCTCCACCCATTTCATCTGAAGGTGACATTTCTGTTCCCATATCATCTGAAGGTGGCATTTCTGTACCCATTTCATCTGAAGGTAATGGTGCACCCATAGGTTGTTCTGAATCCATAGGTGGCATTTCTGTACCCATATCATCTGAAGGTGGCATTGATTCAGATTCTGGTTTATTTTGTTTTAAAACATATTTTGTAGCTTCGTTTAATTCCGAGCCACTTAATAAGTTCATTCTTTTATCAGCATCCGCATATGAATTAAATCGGTTTTTGTTTTTCATGAAAAGACCACCGATATAATCAAGTGAATTTTCATTCAAACCTTTTTTTACATAGTAACCGTCTTTTTCTTTAACGATACCAAAAACACCATTTGATGATTCTGTTATACGTTCAACTTTAGATGTAGATGAATGTGATGACTTGGTATTTTGTTTATTACCGTAATAAGTCAACTCAAGGATACGTTTAAGTTTATCGTCTCCGTTAAGTTTCTCACTTCCTAGTGGTTTTAAGTCTGCCATTTTTGTTAATTGTTAAATATATTATTCTTCGTTATCCTATAAATACATGCATATAGGTAAAAAATTTAAGTTTTCTATTGTGGGAGGGACAATTTATTATTTCTAATAGAAGTTTTGATTTTCATCAATTTCTCAATATACCCGTTTCTTCTTAGTAATTTAAATGTTAGGTTCTCATATGAATACTCCCCACCACTTTCAAGTCCACTCTGTCTGAACTTTTTTATTTTTGATTTTAATTCGTTTAAATCTTTTGTGATGTCATTATCCTGTTCTGATTTTTCAGAAAGGTCGTCAATTAGTTTTGCGTATTCCTCACCTTTTTCAAGTATTATTTCATCATCAATTTTTGGATTTGATTTCTGAGGTTCAACAACCCATTCATTATTTAATATTGAATAAACACCAGATGATAGATGTTTATCATCAACATCCTGTACATACAATTCAACTTCATAATTTTTAATTGAGATATCAGTTGAGGTATTCCAAAGTCGTCTTTTTAAATCAAAAAACTCTTTTACAATTGTCATATAAACCTCGGAACTTACTTTTCCTGAACTAAATTCATCAAAATCTATTAATATGTGTATATCAACATCCGAATATTTTGACCAATTATAGTTTGCTAATGAACCGGTTAAAACAATGTCAAATACAAAAAAATCAATACCGATAAATTCTAAAAATTCATTAGATATTTCTAATAATTTTTCTCTTATTTCATCTTTTAGTTTGTGGTTACCATTATCATTTGAAAAAATAGTATCGGGCAAAGAATCTTTTGACCTAAAAGATTTAATAATCTCTTTGTCAACATCTTTATCTTCTATTAGTTCTTCAAATAAACTCATTGTACCTTTTTATATTTAAATGTTCTCGAAATGTTTCCGTTAAAGTATTTTCCCTGTGATTCGGCCATTCTGAATTTAGTAAAAATTTCCCACGGAACTTTTTCATACTCATAAATAGAGCCGTTATTAAATTCCATCAATAGAGTTTCATCCTCTGTATTGAACTTTGCTGATTTAAGATTTGATGATGAGATAGTTACCTCAATCATCTTACCCTCAATTTTTTCTGAAATAATACCCATAATATAATTTTTGTGATAATATACACAATAAATATCAAATAAAAAACCAATAATGTTGACTACTTGTGAACGAAAAATTACCCATAACTTGTTTTTGAAACAAATTTTTAGTATCTTTACCAAAAATTATAAATAATATGTCAGTAGATTTTTTCGAAGAGGGACCGGTTTCAAACCCTAAAAGAACCAAAAAAGGTTCAACTACACCCATTCTTGACAATTTTTCAAGAGACCTCAATAAGTTAGCTGAGGAAGGTAAAATTGACCCTGTTATTGGGAGAGATAAAGAAGTTAAACGAATAGCACAAATTCTTTCAAGAAAGAAGAAAAACAACGCAGTTATTGTTGGTGATGCTGGTGTGGGTAAATCCGCATTAGTTGAAAAACTTGCGTTAATGATAGTAAAAGGTGATTGTCCAACTAATCTTTTAGATAAACGAATAATGTCACTTGATTTAACTTCATTAGTGGCGGGTACAAAGTATAGAGGACAATTTGAGGAGAGAATCAAAGCAATTTTAAATGAGTTACAAAACGAACCAAATGTTATTATATTCATTGATGAGTTACACACAATGGTTGGTGCGGGTAATGCAAGTGGAGCAATGGATGCGGCTAATATACTTAAACCAGCATTAGCGAGAGGTGAAATGCAATGTATTGGTGCAACAACATTTGATGAGTTTAAAAAACACATTGAAAAAGACGGAGCACTTGTTAGAAGATTCCAAAAAATTATTTTAAAAGAACCAACAATAGGTGAAACCACTCAGATTTTGGATAATTTGAAGTCTTCATATGAATCATTCCATAAAGTACATTACGATGATGGGGTTATTGAAACAATTGTAAAATTATCTGACAGATATATAACCGATAGACAGTTTCCCGATAAAGCAATCGATGTAATGGATGAGTTGGGTTCAGATAAAAAAATTAATACAAAAATACCAGATTCAATTGAAAAATTGAAGAAGGAATCGGACGAAATAAAAGAAAGAAAAATCCAAGTAGTAAGAAGTCAAAATTATGAACAAGCAGCAAAATTAAGGGATGAAGAAAGAAAAGTAATTGCTAAATTGGACGATGAAAAACTTAAATGGCAGGAAAAACAAAAAGACAATAAAACACCAATTAGTGTTGATGATGTTTATGCTATTATATCTCAAATGACTGGTGTCCCAATAAGTAAATTGGATAGTAGAGAAACTGAAAATTTATTAAAAATTGATGAAAGGTTGAAATCTAAGGTAATTGGTCAAGATGATGCTATTGGTATTATTTCAAAGGCTATTAAAAGAAATAGAGTTGGTATTAAAGATGCGAATAAACCCATCGGTTCTTTTATCTTTTTAGGTTCTACCGGTGTGGGTAAAACATATCTCGCAAAATCAATTGCGGAAATTTTATTTGGTGACCCCGAAAAGGTTATTAGGGTTGACATGAGTGAATTCATGGAAAAACATAACGTATCAAGATTGATTGGTTCTCCTCCGGGTTATGTTGGATATGATGAAGGTGGTCAATTAACTGAGAAAATTAAAAACAACCCATTCTCTGTTGTTTTATTTGATGAGATTGAGAAAGCTCATAAAGACGTGTTCAATATTTTACTACAAATACTTGATGAGGGTCATCTAACCGATTCATTTGGTAGAAAAGTAAACTTTACAAATACAATTATAATCATGACCTCAAATATTGGAGCTAAAAAGGTATCCGATTTTGGTGGAGGAGTTGGTTTTAACACATCATCAAGTGAGACTCAAAAATATGAAGTTAGAAAGAGTATTATACAAAAATCACTAAAACAACAGTTTAATCCCGAATTTTTAAATAGGATTGACGATGTAATCTTGTTTAACAAATTGGATAAGGATGTTATGAATAAAATCATACAAATTGAATTAAATAAACTTGTTAATAGACTTAAAGAAAAGAACTATAACATTACTTTTGATAAAACAATAATTTCTCGTATTTCCGAACTTAATACACAGGAAGATTACGGTGCGAGACCAATTAAAAGAATTATTCAAAATCTTTGTGAGGATTTTTTAAGTGATGAAATCTTAAAGGGTACAATTAAAGAAAAAACTAACGTTACTTTAAAAATAAAAGACGGAGAAATAAAAATTTTTAAAAAATAGTATTAAATATTGAGATTTTTCAAAAAAGATATATATTTATATTTATACACATAGGAAATCTTTGCCGAAATCCTTTCGTTTTTTAGTCCGTGGCGTTGAAACCACAAAATGACCTTAATCCCCAACCACTCGTTGGGGATTTTTTATTTCAAAAAATTTACGTATATTTGTAGAATATGAGAAAATACGCATACTTTCTTGCATTTGTTGCTATGATTACAATGAGTGCATGTGGTTCAAACGAATCGACCACAGAAACAGGAAAAACAGATTCAACATCAGTTTCTATTGACACTACGGTAGTTCCAGTTATGGAGTCTACAGAGGTGTCAACTGATTCTGTTAACTAGTTTAATGAGTGCTCACTACTATTAGTGGTAATGTGAGTTAAATGTATTGATTGTGACACCACAGCTCGTTTTTTTATTAAAAATAATTATGGATATGATATATACAAAAGATTTAATACTATTAAGGGGAGTACCGGGTTCAGGTAAAACAACATTAGGTGAAGTTATCCTACATATGCCCAACAACCAACTAAAACCATTATCCGCCGATGATTACTTTATTGATGACTCAGGAAATTATAATTTTGATGCCTCAATTTTAAAAGAAGCACACAATGACTGTCAACAAAGATGTTCTCATCTTATGCAGAACGATGTTATGAAAATTGTAGTTTCAAATACATTTACTCAGGAGTGGGAAATGAAACCATATTATCAAATGGCCGAAAGATATGGTTATAGAGTACATAGTGTTATTGTTGAAAACAGACATGGTGGTATAAATGAACACAATGTACCAGAAGAAAAACTTTTACAAATGAAAAACCGTTTTGAGGTAAAATTATAAAATGATTGAGAAATTAGAACAATATCACAAAGATGGTTTGTTACAGAAACAAATCCACCCAACTCTTGACTTAACTATTTGGAATTATTCCCCAAAAGTTCAATACGAAAGATTGTGGGATGATATCACTATGCAATGTCGTGGATTGGTTACTAACAGTAAAGGTGAAATTGTTGCAAGACCATTCACTAAGTTTTTTAATTATGAAGAATTAACACCTGAAGAAATACCAAATGAATATTTTGATGTCTACGAAAAAATGGATGGTTCTTTGGGTATATTATTCAATTACCAAGGAGAGTGGGTATTATCAACAAGAGGTTCATTTACATCACCACAATCAATAGTTGGTTTTGAGATACTAAAAAAATATAAGTACAAATACCTTCCATCTGATTGTACATATCTTTTTGAAATAATTTATCCAGAAAACAGAATTGTTGTTGATTATGGTTCGGAAAAAAAATTAGTTTTACTTGCCGTAATTCAAACCAACACAGGAGAGGAATATAATATCCACAATCAAGATTATGAATCGTTAGGTTTTAAAACAGTTACTATATATAAAACTTGGGGAGAGGGATATGATATACTAAAAAAAGAGATATCGAAAGATAAAGAAGGGTATGTAATTCGTTTTAAAAATGGTTTTCGTATGAAAATAAAAGGGGATGAGTATGTCCGTTTGCATCGAATATTGACCAACATATCTAACCGAGATATATGGGAGTATTTGAAAGATGGGAAACCTTTGGACGAGATACTTGATAAAGTACCCGATGAATTTTATGATTGGGTTAAACAAACTAAAGAAGAGTTGTTAACTCAATTTGAAACATTAGATAAAGAATATCAATGGATATTCAAAATAATAAATAGGGTTCCGGGTATTGAAAATAGAGGTGTATTTGCATCATATGCGAAAATGTATAAGCACCCAAATTTATTATTTAACATGTTAGATGGTAAAGATTATTCAGAACAAATATGGAAATTACTATACCCACCGTACTCAAAACCATTTAATAAGAATGAAGAGAATTAGTAAAAAAAATTACACAATGAAAAAAAGAATTTATTTGGATGACGTTAGAACCCCCATTTTAAAAGATGAATGGGTGATTGTTAGGAATTATGAAGAATTTGTAGATAAGATAACCGAAATAGGGTTAGAAAATATTGAATTGATTTCATTAGACCATGACTTAGGGGATAGTGCAATGAAAGAATGGCACAAAAATGTTTATCATAACTATACATTGAACTATGATAATATTACCGAAAAGACGGGTATGGATTGCGTAAAATGGTTAGTTGAACAATGGATGGATGGTAAATCTGTTGTTGATGTTTTTGTACACTCAGCAAATGCTGTGGGTAGTGGAAATATGATGGGGTACATTAATAATTTTAGACACATCAATCACTTACCACAAAATTGTATTAGAGTTCAAATCGAACATACTGTTGAAAAATAATCAAACAAACCATGACAACAAAAAATAATGAAACCTCAATTAAAAAATTGAGTATTAAAGGAAAATATTCGGGATTTACAGATTTTTACGATATCAATAAAGTTAAAATCTATAAGAACATAATAAATCTTTTTGGTAATCTTAAAAACAAAGAAAAAAATAATTTAATTTTGGTTTTATCGGCTAAAATAATGGATTTAGATTGGGAAACGGAATTAAAATTTAATAGACAAGAAATTATAGTTCTAATTAGAGATTTAATACCATATTTTGAAAGTGTTGAAGATTATGAAACCTGTGGAGAAATCCACAAACTATATCTAGAACTTTCTTCTATTTAGTTTGATGATGACGATAAATCAACGTCACCTTTAACAATATATTTGATATTCAATATCACCGAGCTTGTTGTGAAATTTATTACAAAAAACTCCACGGGGGTAAATGAATTAAAGTTTGAGATTGTCATAGAATTAAAATTTGATGCGGTGTACCAAAATACCTCATTATATGGGACTAATCCCGTTAAATTCGCACCAAGTAAATACGCGTCAGATATTGTTATCTTTCCGTCTTTGTTAATATCACCACTCTTCATTCTTTGTCCACTTGTTAAAACTAAACCCGGACTTAATAAAGTTGGTACATTCTCGTTTTGAGATTCATTAAATACTAAATTAAAATCAGTATTATTAACAACTCCCGTATATGTTGGAACTACTTTATATGTGGAATTATAAGTGGTCGGGTTTAATGTAAACGTTCCGGTTACACCAACGGTAACAGTTTGTAGAAGAGTCTCCGTAGTACCAACAACCAAATATAATTTAACCTGTGGTCTCGTAGATAGTCCAGATGGGATTGTAATTGTACCACTAATTGTTTCTGTTATAATTGACACCGTACCATTACTACTATACGCAAATCCACATGTACCACTTTGTAATTGTGCTCTGAATAATGTCTTTGAGGTAATATTAGTATAACTATATGTTGATGCGGTATTTGTTATATCTATCCAATTGACACCGTCATTAGTTGACCTTTGCCATTTAACAATTGTACCACTATAACTACTTAATGTTAATGTACCTGAGTTTGTTGTACTTGTGTGAGTTGAGGATGACACACCACCACCAACAGGAGGTGTTCCCGATGTTACCGTAATTGTTTTTGAACTTGAGTTAACCGCACTACCACAACTCGGTGTTTGTACCTCAACACGGTAGTAATATGTACCAGCCGAACTAATTGTTTCTGTTAAACTTGTTGTTGTGTTAGAGATATTAGTCCAATTCACATTGTCCGTTGAACGTTGCCATTTATTCACATTACCCTGTTGACCTGATAATGTTAATTCAACTTGACCACCCGCACATATAGAATTGTTTGCCGCAAATACTGTTCCCGATTTAGTTGGTTTTACGGTAACGTAAACACTTGAAGTTGCTAAACCTGAACAACTAACCGGACTTGATGAATTAACAATTGCTCTGTAATATGTTGTTTTTGTTAAATTAGTTACCGTTATACTTGATGATGTACTCGAAATAGTAGTACCAGCAGTGAAAAAGTTATCAAAAGAAGATTCCCATCTAACAACACTTCCAGTATAACTATTAAGAGTTAATGTTGTACTATTTGAACCCGAACAAACATTAATATTACCCCCACTAATAAACCCACTTGATGCACCATTAATTTCTATGTTTCTTGTCAATATCGTTGTACTTGTTGTGATGTCTCCCGGCATGTCACCGTATTCACAAAGATAACCATTTAAGTTTGTATTAGGTAAGTCATTCCATTGACCCGAATTTGCGGAATAAAATTGACCATAATGTTCACCACCCGAGTTGTTTGGTTCACCACCGGCCCATTTTGCATATTGACCCGATACCGTGGTTGGACCTGAACCCCAATTACCATTTGAAAAGTTTGTTCCTTTTTCAGGTCCTGAAATCCAATGCCATTTACCTTCAACCGCCGATTGATTAGTAAATGCCGTAGTTCCCTTGGCTGCGTTAACTAAACTTACTTCATCTGATGCACCAAACCAACAATCACTTGCCATCAAGCGCCAAACGAAATTATTTTCGGCCTCAGAAGACATTGTTGCTAAATAACCGGCCCTACCAAAATAAGATTTAGTTTGGGCGGCAGTTACTGAATTTGTAAAAGTAATACTACCTGAAACATATTCATAAAAGTGTTCCGTTAGAGGGTTATAGAATACAGTACCCGCAACAAATGTGATTCTTCTTTGTAATGCATAACAGGTAGATGTGGTTGACCTAAATTCAACCCCTCTTAGGATGGTTTCCCAATTTGATGCGGTGGTTGTACCATTAAAAACTAACACACCTGTGGTGTTATTAAATGTTGAAACACTAATACCCGAAGGTAATGTTGCGGTTGACCTTAATTGGTCACCGTTAGTACCACTTATATAACTCTGAGATATTTGAACTCTAAAACCTGTAATTGTTCCATTTGCGGTTAAAGTAACATTTGGGTCAACTTTTGTCCAAGTGTTGTGACTGACAGATAGTTTACCTGTACTTGATGTTCCAAGACTAACGGATGTTGATTGTGAAAAACCTAAGACAGGTAATAATAAAAATAACACATATATTAGTTTTCTCATAAATTTACTTTACTACCAATTAAAAAGAATGACAAAATTGGAAATTGAGGATTCGTACTCAAATTCGCTTTATAGTTTACATTTACTTTAAATCTTTTTGATACTTGATAATCAAAACCACTACCAATAAATCCACTAAAATATCTATCTGAAACGGTAACCTTTTCTTTTGTTGAATAAACTAATGGAGTTGATATTATATAAATTTCGGGAGATATTATTAATTTTTTATTTACTTTTATTGGTCTTGTATAAAATGCCGTTATCGATGGTGAATAGTAACCACTTTTATCGGTTGCAATTACTGTTGCCGCCGCACTTACATTAAATCCGGTTATACCGTATTTTCCACCATTTAAAATCCCACTATAACCAACAAAACCTAAAAAATTACCGTATGTATAAACACCGGTTAAATTAACATTATGTACAAATTTTAATTTTTTACTTTTATTAAAGTGTATTTTGGTGTATCTCGCGGATAGTGCAAATTGTTCAAAATTTAACCATACCATACCCGTAACACCGTAACTTGATAGACCGGTCATAGATGACCTACTAGTTCCAACATTAATAATTGGGGTATATGATTTATTTAAATTTTGAGCGGATGTTATATCTGACGATACAATAATTGGATTACTTCTAGCATTACCACCTGATTTACCGCTTTTACTACCTCCACTACCTGAAGTCCCACCCGAACCATTATCATTGTGTGCATCGTTGTTCATTGTTACGGTTGTTCCGACCTCTTCACCTTTTTGTGTTTTGGTGTCAGTTCCCGATGTTGTTCCCGAACCTCCATTATTACCGGAATTACCGGATGTGGAACTTCCACTTCCCGAACCCCCTGTAGAACCTGAACCACTAGAACCTCCGTTATTACCGGAATTACCGGATGAACCACTTCCACTTCCTGAACCTCCATTATTGCCGGATGTGGAACTTCCACTTCCCGAACCCCCTGTAGAACCTGAACCACTAGAACCTCCGTTATTACCGGAACCGCCAGATGTACTACTTCCACTTCCTGAACCTACAGGTGGCTGAGTCGTTGAACCTCCCCCTTGAGTTGAGTTACCTGAATTTGTAGACCCTCCACCATTTGTTGAAGTTCCACCTCCTTGTGAATTATTTGTTCCTCCATTTGGGTTACTAGTTCCTGAACTCGATTGGGATTCTCCTCCATTTTGATTTGAAGAAGAACCTGTCGAAGTCCCGTTAGTGTTATTTGAACCATTACTTTTTTTCTTATTTGAATTATCATTATTACCCTTATCACCGGCATCATTACTACCAGAACTACTACTTGTTTCTGTATTTGTAGATTGGGGTTGAGAGGAAGACATAATACTACTAACAATAGATTGTACGGTATTACTAATAATTTGAGTTGTAATTTGATTTTGAGTTACCTGTCCTTGTTGTTGTGAACATGGTGATATTTTTCTAAAATCAGAATATGATTGGTTTATCCAATTAGCAAATGTGCCATTTGAAACATCGTTAGCATCAAAATTTCCGACTTTACCATAAAAAATAATTGTTGTTTTTCCTGATTGTGTTGGTATACTAAATAGTGTAACTTCTTTAGTACATGGGTCAATAAAAGTATAAGTAATTATTTGGGCGTTAGCATTTTGTCCGAATGACACGAAACATAAAACAAAAAAAATAATTCTAATTGACTTTAAAAACATATCAATAATAAATATTAAAAAGGGGGTTAATACCCCCTCTTTATTTTAAAAAAAATTTTATTTACTTGGGAAAAACTCCCTTTTTAATCATTCTAAGTAATATCCGACTACATGCTATATCTAAAGCTTTTTTAGTACTGATTCCGATAGTTGATTGGTTAAATTTAACCTCACTTAAATTATCGTCATTTATTAAACTTAGTTCTCTCACGGTCTTAGCTTCCCCTAATCCACTAGCCGCTATGATTTGACCCGTCTCCGCATCTGTAAATCTTATTTGAAGACCAAGTCTAGTGACCACGGTATTTTTAACACCGTTAGTCATATTAACAGTTTCATCTTCACTTATTGAAAAATCATAAACTTCAATTGTAACAAAATAGTGCGCTAATCTAATTTTACCTCTACCGTCTAAAGTATCGGCCGATATTCCAGCTTGAGATGCTTGGAATTGTTTAACCATTCTGTTCTTAATCTCTGTTTTATCTTCAGTAAATGTGAATCTATTTAGGTTTTCTAAGTATTCTAACACAATGTTAGCAACACCTAGTCCAACCTTTTTTTCTTTTAATTCTGGATATTGTTCATATACCTCATCATTAATACCAATCTTTAAAATTTGTATTGGTATTTGTTTACCATCGTAATTCATTAATGAATCAATATTAACACTAGTTTCAAAAGAAGCTTTATATTGTTCTGTTTGTGTTTTACCTATAGGTTGAGCATTTGCCGATACCGATAGTAAAATCATAAATGTAACCCATAGTATGATTGTACCAATAATTATTGTGTACTCTTTTATTTTAGATGCGTTATTCATTGTCTTTAATTTTACCACATTTTAAACATTCTAATTCACCGTCATTATCTTGGTCACCCCAAACATGTTCACATTGTCTATGTTCAAAATACTCATCAATTATACCGTCTCCGTCTGTATCATAACCGTCCATTGTTCCGTCTCCATCTTCATCAATTTCAACTTTTTTAATTTCGGTTGTTACCGAATCGGTTATTTGATTGTTTACATTTTCAATTGGTAAAACAGACGGAGATGATGGTTTTGGAGAATCTGGAAAATCCGATGTACTAGACAAAGAAGTTCCGTCCTCTTCATCCATTTTTTGTACCAACATTTTATCTTTATCGGTATCGCTAAACCAATAATCGATAATTTTACCATATGAACCAATAAATGCTCCTAATAATAACAAAAGTAATTCTTTCCATTCTCCTGCTATTTCAGATTTAGAAAATATAGCGAAGAACATCCCCCCTATGATAAACATAAATCCACCTAATACTAATGCAGTGATGTACCATCTTCTTTTCATCATTGCATTTAACAATTCTTTAAACCCTGTTGGTGTTGTTTGATTACTCATATTTTTTTGTTTTTTTTAGTTTATTACCATTTAGGTACTTCTTCTTTAAATTCATCACCTTCTTTTTTCTTAGGTTTTGGTGATTCACTTTTTGCTGGTACTTCTTTTTCAATAACTCTTTCTTTAATTATTGTATTTGTACCACCACCGTTTGATTGTTGACTAGCATTACTGTTAGTAATATTAATAACAGGTGCCACTTGTTGTGTTGGAGCACTTTCTTTTACTTCCTCACCACCATTAAAAAAGGTAGTGGTTAACCAACCACCACCAGCCAAAATGGCCGTTGATAATGTTCCGATTAATGTTTTCTTTAATCCTGACCAAGTTCCATCATTGGTTTCAGGTGCGTTTGTTTCTTCACTCATAGTTTTAGACTTTTACGAATTGTTTTGTTATTTGTTTTTGTTTATTGTTTAGTATCAAGAAATAATTACCATTATCTGATGCTGTCATATCGATTTGTTTGTACGAAACATTTGTCATACCGTTACCCGATATCTCACCTACAGTTTTAATTAATCTTCCTTGTGTATCATAAATACTTGCAAATACAGACATATTTACGTCTGGAAACTTAACTTCAACTTCAAACCAACCGGTTGTTGGATTTGGTCTAATTAATGCGGTGATTTCTGTAATATCTAAACCAGAATTTGGTGACATTTTAAACATTAATGTTGTAACTTGACTTGTTAAAGCAATGTTATAATGGTCACCATTATTATCCGAAGCGTCCATTAATTTTCTTACATATATGTTAGTCACAACATCGTTAGTACCGATAGGTGAGAATTTAAGTTTGAATGGTGTTGATGAACCAATAAGTGCTCCGCTAGTTTGGTTATTCATACCACCAAATCTAACAGTACCATTTTGTTCATCATGAGTTACATATTGTAACCATGGGGTTTCTCCAAAATTAGATACGATTTCTTCAAATTTAACTTTTGTGTTATCGTATTTCATTTCAAATTGTAATCCATAAGCCATGTCACCATTTGTATTCACATTAAATGGAACATAAAGAGGTTGACCTGTTGGTGCATTTAGATTAGGAATAGTAACATCAAATTTACCTTTATAAATTGCTCTTACTATTGGACTACCAAACGCATCTAAAACTGGAGATGAATATGTTCTATCAACGTCACCTAATATATAATATTTGATATCTACGTTAATATTCGAAGTACCGACACTATCGTAAATGTAATTATTTCCGTTTACGTGGTTTGCCCATAGTGACCATTGATTTGTACTTAAAACAAGTGAATCATAATCAGATTTACTCATTGCGTTAATTACAAAAGACGTATCTATTTTCTTTAAACCTGAAACCGATGCATATATTGAATATGGGTCACCACCATCAAGTTTTCCGTTTTTATTTATGTCACCAATTAAATACGATAAACCAAATTTTAAATATGAACGACTAAATGATTGGTTTACGTCTGTTTGAGTGTACTCATCATAAGTTTTTACCGCATCTGATATTGTAACGGCATAATCTCTAATTTGAGCCAAACTATCTGTTGGGAATCTAAGTTCAAGTTTATATTTTGTATTTTTATCTACATTAATTAATGTATAGTTACCTGTAGCGTCACATTGTGCTTCTGAAATAAATGCTCCCGTTGATGCTTTAGTACAGATAACTTTTGGTAATATGGTCATTGAAGGACCCAACCAAACTTTACCTGATATCACTAAGTTACCCATTAATTCGATGTGCATCTTTTGGTAATCTAATGTTGCCACATTATCACCGATTGTTGTACCATCAAGCTTAAACATTCTAGCCCAGTTTACTGTGATACTGTCTGCCGCAAAATTTGGTACAACATTGTTAATGATAAATTTATTGTGGACGATATATCCATTAGTTGTTATTTTAGAACCACTCGAAAGAACTAAGTAATTTCTACCTACAGTCCAATTAGTATCTGAAGTGTAATTATAAATTCCCGTTGATGAATTATAAGAATCGTATTTGTAGTTATCGAATTTTTTAAACGATACAGCAGGTGTCATTGTACTAATACCGGCATCCACAGTTGTAGACAAATAACTGAACAATTGTTTCTTAAATTGAAAATCAATTTGAAACGTTCTAATGTCTTTAGATGTGTCTGGTTTATAGTAATAAGCGACATCTAATGTGTCACCTCTTCTTACGGTTGACATTTGTTGGAAGTGTCCAATTCCTTGAGCGAAAACACCTGCGGACATAAATGCAGATGTGATTAAAATTAGGATTTTTTTCATAGTAAATTATTGATTAGGGTTATTATTGTTTTCTTTATTGCGGAACTTGCCGACTCCTGATTAAATTTACCACCCTCATCAATAATAATAGTTGATGTTGAGATTTCGGTTGATTTACCTTCAGAAAATTCCTGTTTTATTTTTTTATTTCCTTTATATAGGATACCTTTCATTCTAATAACAGTTGTACTCTTATCTTCATGAAAAATACTAAATCCGGAATTGGTGTTAACGATATCAAAAAATATTAATTCTACTCTAATTGAATAATCAGACATATCCTTTGAACCGACCAATATGAAACTATCTTGTTCGTTAATGATTTCTTGAACCATATTTTTTACCCCGAAAGCAAGATTTTTATTTCCAGATAAAGAACCTATTTGGATATTATTGATAACGGTATCTACATATATTTTTGGATTGGTTTGTGCATTCGAATTGACACAAACAATAAAAAATAGTGCAAAGACTAAAAGACCTTTGAATTTTTTCACGGTACGAGTATGTAAAAAGTAGATTGATTATCCTTCTAAAGAATCGTCTTTCTTTTTATGTGAGAACTTATCCAAAGTATCTGCACCCATACCGATTGCTGTGATAATCATTACGGCGTTCACCAAGTCAGGTGAAGGTTTAATGTCACCATGTGTAAATGAGTTAATCATCATGGTTGAACATAGAAATAATGCTCCTAAGAAAGCAATTACTGGTTTGATTGATGTTGAACCTCTCTCGTCTTTAAAAAGGTCAACTATCCAATTTTTAAAATTCATAATTTTGTAGTTTGTGTTTGGTTTATGTTTGGTTATTAATAAATACCTTGGTTTTTTATTTGGTAACCTTTTATTAAAAAAAGATTTTTAAATTTTTTTTGTGTTTTTCTTGTTTTTTCAAATACTTATATGTATCTTTGTTAAAAATTTAGAGAATTCAATGAAACGCACTTCACATACAATGTCAATTACAATCTGTTCGAAATGGGCAGAGGTGGCTGATTTTTGCATGTCCCGAGGTGTCTTATAAGTTGTATTCTTTAATCAACATATAAAAAACCTCGGGATTGTATCTCGAGGTTTTTTTGTTTATGGGCTGATGGTATAGATGGCTAACACATGACATTTGCAATGTCAAGTCCCGAGTTCGAGGCTCGGTCGGTCCACAAACGGGATAAAAGCACATTAGGATGTGCAACCACTAGACGGTGGGAGGTATGGGTTCGAATCCCAAATATTCCACCAAAGTGTTCTTTGACATATTGGTTTAACACGGTGCGGTAGCTCAGTTGGTAGAGCACAGGACTGAAAATCCTGGTGTCGGCAGTTCGATTCTGCCCCGCACCACATATGACTTCGTAGCTCAGTTGGTTAGAGCACATCACTTTTAATGATGGGGTCGACAGTTCGAATCTGTCCGGGGTCACTTTAAAATTTAAATAACATGAAAAAAGAACAATCGCTGGACGCAATGTAGGCCGTTATCGGAGGCTAAAAGAAATATCTGATAAAATTGGAACTAAACATCAAAGAAAACTTAAAAAATTTTCAGATGGGTTCAAAGAGAAATTCAATTTCTTTTTTAAAGTTAGAAAATCTGGTTTAATTGATTTTTGTGGTGAAAAAATTGAGGTTGAATTTAATGTAAATGGTCCTTGTGGTAGAGAATGTTTTAGAATGTTCGAAGACGGTCAATTTAGTAAAGGAAAAAACAAAATTGAAACACGTCATCCAAACATTGTTAAAACGGTCATTCAAGGAAAAAAAGGATGGGGTCTTTGGGTAAATGAATGGTCCGAAGGAATATCCGAAGGTTCATTTACCAAACATGAAATTCTAAATGAATTTGAAATTCGAAACATAAAAATACCGGAATCGTTTAAAGAAGATTTTGAAAATAGAATTTGGAAAAAAAGAATTAATTATTTTAATAAAAATAAGATATAAATTCATAGTTTCTTAGCTCAGTTGGTTAGAGCATCTGGTTTACATCCAGAGGGTCGTAGGTTCGAATCCTACAGGGACTACTAATATACACGGGTGTGGTGCAATGGTAGCATACGGGTCTCCAAAACCTTTGATGGGAGTTCGAATCTCTCCACCCGTGCTAATGGTTTCTTTGTGTAACGGAGAGCACGTAACGCTACGGACGTTAAAGTAAGGGTTCGAATCCTTTAGGAACTACAAATAAGGTCAGTTTGGTCGTGGAGGCCAGTTAGTCTGCAAAACTAACGGAGTTGGTTCGATTCCAACATTGACCTCAAATACATGGTGGACGTAGCTTAGTTGGTTAGAGCACCTGATTGTGGTTCAGGAGGTCATGAGTTCGATTCTCATCGTTCACACCAAATTGGAATGTAGCTCAGTTGGTTAGAGCATCTCGCTGATACCGAGAAGGTCGATGGTTCGAGTCCATCCATTCCAACCAAACATTGCGGGGTAGAGCAGTGGTAGCTCAACGGGCTCATAACCCGTAGGTCGTGGGTTCGACTCCCACCCCCGCAACAAATTTTTAAAAAACATTTTATAATTCAAGATTTCTTTTGTATATTTGAAGTGTTCTTTGATTTAAAATACATAGCGAGATAGTAGCAGCGGTAGCTCGCCAGGCTCATAACCTGGAGGTCGGGGGTTCGATTCCCTCTCTCGCAACAAAAATAAGCCTCCTTAGCTCAGTTGGCCAGAGCAACGCACTTGTAATGCGTGGGTCGGCGGTTCGAATCCGTCAGGAGGCTCAATTGGTCTCATAGTTAATCGGCTATAATATTGCCCTGTCACGGCAAAGTGCCGGGTTCGATTCCCGGTGGGACCGCAATGAGTAAGAGATACTCAATAGATTTGGTGCCGTTTCTTAACAAAGGTATAGTTGTCGCTTTCCACAACTTTAAAGAGGGGGTCGTCGGAGTATGGTCGTAACAAATCCACCGAGTATGTTTGATTTATGGTTTCATGTGGTAAGACACTAATGTGTTTGTTTTTAATAAAACTAAACCGTTAAAATCTACTTATCTGTAATCTCAGGGTAGGGAAAATTGGAGAGATGGTAGAGTTGGTTTATTGCACCGGTCTTGAAAACCGGAGAACTCGAAAGGGTTCCGGGGGTTCGAATCCCTCTCTCTCCGCCAACAATTATTGTTCTTTGACAAATTTAAAAACAACTTTAAAATTATGGAAACATTATCATTTATTTTAGGGGTGTCTTCTGTGGTTGGTATTGTAATTTCAATACTGGCTGTGGTTGGATACGTCAAGGTAGGAAAAGTGGAAAAGAACTTGGAATCTTTTCAAAATAATATATCCAATGAATTGGATAACATAAGAAAAGAAATCTACGATTTAATTAATCATAATCATGATGAGGTAAATCGAAGGATTGATAACACAGAAAGAGAAATCTTTTCCCAATTAGACTCTCGATTAGATAAATTGGAAAACAAAATAAAAAATGGTCAAAAGGAAGTTTTAAACTCCTAAGACATAACTAAAGTTGAAGAACAATAATTGTTAAATGGCCCTATCGTCTATCGGTTAGGACATCAGGTTTTCATCCTGAAAAGTCGGGTTCGACTCCCGGTGGGGCTACAAAATTTTAAATAAACCAGTATGTTAGATAGAATAATAGAACAGTATCAAGATGAAGAAATCTTGATTGCAGACGGATTCGATGATGCCGTAATCGGAATTGATGAGAAATCAATGAGATTAATTTATTCAGTTGAGAAGTGTATTGAAATCCTAATGAAACAGGGGATGGATATGACTGAAGCGATTGAATACTTTGAATATAATGTATCCGGTTCATATGTCGGAGAAAAAACACCAATATGGTGTGAAGATTTATTTTAAAAAAATTAACATTTTATGTTACCTTATTGTTAAAGGGATTTATTGATGTGTTTTTATTATTATATTATAATATCTATGGGTAATAATAAATAAACTAAAACACTTAACATGAAAAAAATCCTATTCTTTTTTGTTGTCTTAATTCCAATGATAACAAAATCACAGTCTTTCACATTTAAACCTCTTGTTGACCAAAACATATCTTGTTACGGTAACAATGATGGGTCAGTACAATTGAATGCTGAACCCGCATCTAATTACAAATATACCATATCAAGATTAACCTTTAAGGATACTAATTCTTCAGGTATATTTGGAAACTTAAAACCAGGTGTCTATAAAGTTTGTGCAACAAATAATAAAATAACACAATGTTCAAAGTTAACAATAACAGAACCAAAAAAATTATCAATTAAATTTGCGGTCGATAAATACCCAACAACAAAAGACCCTATGGGTACAGTTGTGATTGATGTTCTTGGTGGTGTATCGGTACTTCAACCTATTTTAACAACTTGGATTAATAGTAAAGGTGTACAAATGAATGATGTAAACAATAATTTTGCCACTTATATGGAGAATATGCCCGCAGACACATATACCGTTAAACTTGAAGATGATAACGGTTGTTTTCTCACTAAATCATTTAAATTAATAAAAAAGAAATAAAATAAACAAAACAAAAAAAACAAAAATTATGAAAAAAGAACAAATACTAGGAATCGTAAGACACACATTAACATTTATTGGTGGTGCTTTAGTAGCAAAAGGTTTAGCAACAGACGCTATATCTAATGAATTAATTGGTGCAATCATGACATTAATTGGTGGTGTGTGGTCAATCGTATCAAAAAATAAATAAAAATTTTTTAAAAAAGATTTGGAAATTAAAAAACTTTTCGTATCTTTGTAATACTTATCAGAATAACGATGAATAACTTGGTATACATACAACCCTCAAATAATCCACTTAGTGGTAATGGGAGAGGTATATATTTATGTGTCCCAAGTTCGGAGTTAAACAGATTATAAGAAACTAGACTTATGAAACACTTTAAACCCGGACTCCAAAAAAGTTCGGGTTTTTTTGTTTTTATCGAGTTTGTTTCTTATCTTTGTAACGGTCTTTGACATATTGGAATTAAAAGATGCCGAGGTGATGGAATGGTAGACATGAGGGACTTAAAATCCCTTGACCTGAAAAGGTCGTGTGGGTTCGACTCCCATCCTCGGTACCAAAAAAAAATGGGCTCATAGTTAAAGGGATATAACTTCTCACTTCTAATGAGATGTTCCAAGTTCGAGTCTTGGTGAGCCTACAAAACTTAGGATTAATTACCCTAAGTATGTCAGGTTCGAAACTGACGATTGATTATGGTGTATGGTGCACACCACCCCTTAACACGGTTCGAGTCCGTGGTCGATGGGTCGACAGGGGAGGGAGATTATGGTTCGAATCCATTTTAATCAGCGAAGATAATGGTTTTCTCCATTCAACGGATGTCGACAATCCAGAGTGGAATTAGAATTCACCACCCTTTGCTGAGGCCTCATTAAAACTCAGGAAGCAATTAAGATTGGGACGAGACGGGTATCCCATCATTATCTTTTTTTTTCGGGATGTAGCGTAGTCCGGTTATCGCGCATGGTTTGGGACCATGAGGTCGCAGGTTCGAATCCTGCCATCCCGACATAAATTCCTCGGTAGCTCAGCGGTAGAGCAGTAGACTGTTAATCTATTGGTCCCAAGTTCAAATCTTGGCCGGGGAGCAAAAAAATCGTAACAGAAATGTTGAAGGTGAGTAATGATATCATCACCACAGGTTAATCGATGTCCTGTAGTTTGCCTTCGTAGGAGAACTGGTATATCCACTGCACTTAGGATGCAGATTTTGTGGGTTCGAATCCCACCGAGGGTACAATTTGGGAGCGTCGCATAGTGGCAATTGCAAGGGACTGTAAATCCCTCCTCTTTTGAGTTCGAAGGTTCGAGTCCTTCCGCTCCCACCAAAATAAAAAGTTATGACAAGAAGTAAAGTGTTTGATGATATCTTTAAAAGATTAACACCAGAAGAAATGGAAAAGATAAAACAAGAAAGAATTAGTTATGTTAAGTCATTAACATCAGAATTTCAACTTGGTTTATATGTCGGTGAACATATTGTGAATCGTCATCTACCAACTCTTTCAACTGATGGTATCCGAACCAGAAATGTTATACAAGTTTCTGAGGAAGATGTTACAGAAAATGAAAGGTTGGACAAAGATTGGTTTTCAACAACTCGTTATGGTGAAAACAACAACGGGTCGGAAAATGGTGATAAAGAAAAATGGAATTTATATTACCAACATAATAAGATGTTGGAAAAAAAATATCTTCCCAATCCACTTGTTTGTTATGTGGGAACATTAAACATTCAGGATATGGATGAATTCAAAAAAGGATTAATCCAAACATTGTGGGATTGTGATACATGTTCATATAATCTTGAAAAGGATAATATAAAAATATATAACGATGAAGGATATTATTCCACAATAATTGAATTTAAATTGGATGAAGATAAGTTAACATTAAAATAAATTTTGGGCCTTTAGCTCATTAGGTTAGAGCAGCTCGCTCATAACGAGAAGGTGATAGGTTCGAATCCTATATGGCCCACCAAAATGTGGTCAACCCTTAACTCCAAAACTTTTTATTGAGTCTTTGTTATGGGAAGACCACTCCAAGCGAGTATAGTATAACGGTTATTATGCCTGGCTTCCAACCAGGATATGTCAGTTCGATTCTGACTACTCGCTCCGTATAATGTCCTGTGGTGTAACGGCAGCACGTCTGGTTTTGGTCCAGAAAATTGAGGTTCGAATCCTTGCGGGACAACTAAAATAATTCTAATATGAAAAAAACAGATGACTTCTATTGAATAAACTCAATAGATTATGTCAAAAAACAGAAACAGAGCACGACTCTCAAAATCGGAATGTGGTAGGGATTACCACTTAATTTCTTTGAACGAATGGTATCCCCTTTATTGGGATGAAGGATTAAATTTCTATCCATACTATAAAAAAGGTTATAAAAATCCCAATAAAAGAATTCCCATGTATAAAGTACGTGAGTACAAGACGTGGAAATATAATAGAAGAACTAAATGGAAGGTTACCCAAGTTGGTGAAGGGGTCAGTTTGCTAAACTGATAGGGTGTCACAGCCGCGAGGGTTCGAGCCCCTCATCTTCCGCCACATAATTATAGAGAAACAAAATGAAATGAAAAACTTTAGAACATTGTACGGGAAAAAAATTACCGATGTTGTACAATACATCAAAGACTACTTAGTAGATAAAAATGATGTTGAGATATTAATTGGTTCAGACTCACAATCGTTTAGTAATTCTAAAACGGTGTACGGAGTCGTTATTGCACTTTATACCAAAGGTAAAGGTGCTCACGTATTATGTACTAAAGAAACCGTTCCATTTGAAAAAAACACACCTCACAGATTAATGACCGAAGTATGGAAAGCGGTTGAGGTTGCGGAATTTTTAAGAAATAACGATTTACCAAGAGCGGAATGGATTGATATTGATTTAAATCCAGACCCACGATTCAAATCCAATTCAGTTTTAAGACAAGCCGTTGGTTTGGTTGAAGGTATGGGTTATAAAGTTAGATACAAACATGCGGGTGCGTTAGTTACATATACCGCAAATCACTTAGTAAGATTATAATGAAAAATAAAATAAACATAGTTAATAGAAAATCTAAATTTGAATACCAATTCGTTGACACGTATACCGCCGGTGTTGTGTTAAATGGTGTCGAAGTTAAATTTATACGAGATGGTAATTTATCATTTACGGATTCATATTGTATTTTCCAAAATGGAGAATTATTCATGAAAAATACTTCCATATCCGGTATTGGTAATGATAATATCAGAAGAGACAGAAAACTATTACTGAAGAAAAAAGAACTTACTAAGTTAAATAAAGATTTAATTAATGGTTTATCAATAATCCCCTATCGTTTATATGAGAATGATAGGGGAATATTTAAAATTGAAGTTGTTCTTGCAAAAGGAAAGAAACTTCACGATAAGCGAGAGTCAATTAAAAAGAGAGATGTTGAAAGAGAAATAAAAAAAATATTTTAAAAAAAATTTGGAATATTAAAAATACTATCTTACCTTTGTTGTTCAACAAAATAAATTTACAAAAATGACAACATCAATTTCAACAATTTTAAGTTATTCGTGGATGTTAATTCCACTAATTGTAATCATCGGTTACAAATGGACATTAAGGGTCTTATGTGGTATGGTAATCATTCCCGAAGACAAGATTGGTTTAGTAACCAAAAAATTCGTATTATTTGGTACGAACAAATCACTTCCTGATGGTAAAATCATCGCATTAAATGGTGAACCTGGATATCAGGCTGACACATTAGCTCCCGGTTTATATTGGGGATATTGGGTTTGGCAATATTCAGTTGAACAATCGGCACTTACAGTTATTCCTAAAGGTAAAATTGGTTTAGTTACCGCGAAAGACGGAGCACAATTACCTGTAGGTTCAATCTTAGCTCGACATGCTGACTGTGACAATTATCAAGACGCAAGAGCGTTCCTTACAAAAGGTGGACAACGTGGTAAACAAGTTGGTTATCTAAACAATGGTGTTTACCGTATTAATCCTTACTTATTTGAATTATTCGCGGCAGACATTACAAATATTGAAGATGGTATGGTTGGTGTTATTACCGCATTAGATGGTACACCTTTAGACCAAAATAGTATTGCAGGTAAAGTAGTTGATAACCACAACAACTTCCAAGACTTTGATAAATTTTTGGAAAATGGTGGACAACGTGGTCTTCAAATTCAAGTAGTTCAAGCGGGTAACTATTCATTGAACCCATGGGCGGTTGAAGTTGAAAAAGTTGAGATGACAAAAATTCCAATTGGATATGTTGGTGTCATTATATCATATGTTGGTGGAGAAGGTAAAGATGTAACAGGTGAAGGATTTAAACACGGTAACATCGTTAATAAAGGTGAGAAAGGTGTTTGTATATCACCACTTGACCCGGGTAAATATGCAATCAATCCTTACACTACTAAAATTGAAGTTGTTCCAACTACAAACTTAGTATTGAATTGGGCTAACGCAAGAACTGAATCACATAATCTTGATAAAGGATTAAGTACAATCACAGTTCGTTCTAAAGATGGTTTCCCATTCAATTTGGATGTATCTCAAATCATTCATATACCAGCACCTGAAGCACCAAAAGTAATTGCTCGTTTCGGTTCAATGCAAAACTTGGTATCTCAAGTATTAGAACCAACAATTGGTAACTACTTCCGTAACTCGGCTCAAGGTTCTGATGTTATTTCATTCTTATCTACTCGTCAAGAAAGACAAAATTCAGCTAAATTGGCGATTAGTAAAGTATTGGATGAATATAATGTTCACGCAGTTGATACGTTAATTGGTGATATTACCCCACCAGAATCGTTGATGAAAACATTAACTGACCGTAAAATTGCTGAAGAAGAAAAAGTAACATACGACACACAACGTCAGGCTCAAGACCAACGTAAAACATTGGAATCAGCAAAGGCTTTGGCCGATATGCAAGGTAAGATGGTTGCCGCTCAACAATCGGTAGAGATTTCCGAAAGAGAAGCACAGGCATTGGTAAAGAAAAATGAAGGTGAGGCTAAATCGATTGAATTGAAAGCGGGAGCAAACTCAAAGGCTAAGATTCTAAACGCAGAAGCTGAGGCTAAACAAATTGAATTAACAGGTAACGCTGAAGCAACAAAAATTGAGGCGATTGGTAAAGCAACCGCTGAGGCGTATGAAAAACAAGTAACCGCGATGGGTGCTGATAATTTCGCTAAGTTCAAGATTACCGAAATGATTGGACAAAACGGTATCAAAATTATTCCTGAAATTCTTATCTCAGGTAATGAAGGTGGTAACGGTCCGATATCGGGATTACTTGGAATGGAATTATTAAGTATGGTTCGTGAAAAAAATAATTCAAAAGAAATTCTAAACGAAACAATCAAGGACGCATTACCTAAAGTGTAATAGATATAGGGTTTTGGAGAGTTACGAGGTAACCAAAAAATTACTTCGTAACACTCTCTCCAAAAATATTTTTAAAAAAAGTTTTAAAAATACTTGTTTTTTAAAAAAAGTTTCGTATATTTGTATTCACAACAACTAATTAAAACATTTTTACTACAATGATGACAACAAGAAATATCATAGCTTTACAAAAAAGCTTAGTATGTCCACCAAACGATGGAATGGACAACAGAATCGCAGTAGCGACCGTACAATCTCATTTAATGCAATGGGGGTACATGTTAGACGAAGACGCTTTCTTCGCATTATCCAAATCAGATTTATCATTCATTCAAAAGTTTAATGACGAAGTTATTACTCATTTGAAAAATGTAATGGGAGGTAATCGTAATTACCAACCGTTATATAAAAACTTCCCACAAGAAGTTATGGTGATGTCCGATTTTGAATTGTACCTAAATGCAATCATGCACTATTGGAGTAACGGTCAATGGGAACCATCAACTCATACTTATGAAAAAGAAATCAAGTTTGAGAAAATCAAATACAACTTGATTAAGTATGGTACTTCGGAAAGGTTCTCACAAATCTTTACAGATTTAGTTTCACTTAATACATCATTAACACCTCAAGACCTTGAGATTGTTAAATGGTTTGTAACCAACGGTGAAACATTAATATTCCCTAATACAATTCCTTTCAAAGAGAACTTGTGTACATTGGCGGCAATGGGAATCGAAGGATTACCAGTAAAAACACCAACTGATGTATTGAGAATTGCTGTTCATCTTTCAGGTGGTGACATTAGTTTACCTAAAGTTCCTGAAAAGGAAATTAGATTAAACAGATGGTCATCTGTAAAAGGTGTAAATCCTGCAAGGGATAAATTTAAATTCAAGAAATTCTCTCGTAAAGAAAGAAAATATATCTTGGGTTTACTTGAGAACACAAATTGTGACCCAAAAGAAATGGTTTTAAGGGACCAAAGATGGGTTCGTTTAGGTGAAATCTTACATCCGGGTGAATATAAAAAACAATTCCCAAAATCTTTTGATTCATTTAATAAGATTAGAAATGAGAAAGTAAAATCTTGGTTCGCACTTGTTAATGAAGGATTTGAAAAAGGATTGGAGAATGGTTTGAGAGTGTTATCTCAAAGACCGGGTGAATTTGCAAGAAGAATTGATTGGTTGGTTCGTACATATCCAAAAGATATTGAATTAACTATGAAGTATTTCGGTGAAGCGGTAAAAGGTACATCAAACAAAGTATTGTTTGAAGTTTATACTCACTTTGAGAATCGTATTGAAGCTCAAACAAGTAGGTCAATCATGGTTAAAGGTACAAGAAAACGTACTGAGTTACCATTATTACCAGCAATTCCTAAAGATATTGTGGAAACCATCCACTCTAAATTATTTGAAACACTTAGAGATAAGTTTTCAGTAATGGATTCATTAGGTAACTGTTGGATTGATGAGGAGTTGAAAAAGATTCCTTTACCTACCAATATGAGAAGTATGAACTTTTCAACCAAACCAATAATCAGAGGTCAAAGAGTTCCTTTGGATAACCCTGAAGCTAAAGTTATTAGACCTTTTGTTCATTGGATGGATAAACGTGGTTCTGAAGATTTAGATTTAAGTGTTACGTTTGTTGGTGAAAAAGTATCGGATGTTCTTTCTTTCAGTAACTTGAGAGTAGGTAAATCAGTTCACTCAGGTGACGTGAGACACAGACAAGGTCCGTGTGCTGAGTACATCGACATTGATATCCAAGATGCGTTGAGTAGTGGATACAAATATGCTGTCATTGATGTAAGAAACTTCAATGGTGGAACATTGAGTTCAATTGAAACATCTTTTGGAATCATGGAAAGAGAACACCCTGAATCAAATAAAACGTGGTTACCTGAGACAATTTCAAATTGTCAATCATTAGAGTCGGAGTCTTCAAACACTTTGATTGCAATTATTGACTTTGAAACTAAAGAGTATATCATGTTAGATATTGATTCGGATGGTTTTGTAACCGCGAGAAGTGATTACAAAAATACTCTTAAAGTAATTCAACAATACGCTGAGTTACCAAAAGTAAGTGTGTATGACCTTATCCTTTTACACGTAGAAGGCAGAGGTAAACAAGTTACTCTTGATGAAAATGTGGACACACATTTCAAGTACGAGGACTTCTGTTACTCTTATGAGACAACGGGGAAATTAATGGGTGTGTAACATCACCTATTAATTTTAAAAATAATTTTGAAATTACAAATATATTTACTTATCTTTGTAATGTTCTTTGAAAATATAATGTGGCTATGTGAGTCTCCGAGAGGATAACCTTTACCTACTATAATTGACTACGGAGTGGTGTTATTTTAGGTCTTAGAGAAGGTGAAAGTATTGGTGCAAATGTCTTACTTCTAACATACAACTATCAGATACAACGTTAGACGCACAATTCTCCACATAAACTTATTGACGGCTATGTACCGGGTTACTTCTAAAACAATGGATGTTATCATACTCATACTCTTTCCGTCTAAAAAATATTAAGTGGCTATCTATTAACTTACTTCTAACTTTAAATCTAAATTAAAAATTAGTTGTAGTCTTCCCACTTTAAAAAAATTAATGGCTATATGTTTGGTTACTTCTATCTTCACTTTTAATGAACCAATTACCAACATAATTCCCATTTAACTTAGTTCTTTGATAAAAAATATTTGATGGCCACAATTTGTCTTACTTCTAAATTGGTTATTATAGGTTCGAATCCTATAGAATCCTCAAAAGGGATTTTATTATAGATAATTAATTTCCATCAAAAAATCTTTTACTGGCTATGAGTTGTATGTTTCATGGTATATTGAAACATATGAGAGTTACTTCTAAAAAACAAAAATAAAGCAAAAAACTCACTCGCTCAATTTCCGGTATATTTTGGGGAGGTAGCTCAGCGGTAGAGCACGTATTACTGGTTTAATTTCTGTAAATGCGGCTATAATCTAAGTTACTTCTTAGGCTGTTAACCTCGTGGTCGTGGCGTTCGAATCCCACCCTCCCCGCAAAGACTGTTATTCCTTTTATAGACGATATGGTAAAACATGCTTCGAGCATAGAAAGGAAAAATTAAACAAATAAATAACAACAATTTAAAACAACAATTATGGCAACAAAAGTAAAAACAACAGACGAAAAAGTAAGGGAACTATTTGATTTAGTCCAAGAAAAAAAATTAGCAATTGAAAAAGCGGAGAGACCTTGTTGGAAAACAAGTGGTAACTTTGGATATTCAGCAAATTCTGCACATGACAGAACAACTATCGCTACGGTGACTGATGTTCGTAAGATTGTAGAAATGTATGCTTTTATTATGGACAGAAAAGATAAGTCCGAATCGGCATCTAAAGATTTAGGTGTTGAATATAACTTTACTTGGTTAGGATTTTCGATTGACGAGTGGAAAGAAGATTTCCAAACTCGAGTAAATCAAATCTCAGTTCAAGAAAAACGCAAAGAACTTGCTGAATTAGAATCTCGTTTGAACGCAATTATCTCACCAGAGTTAAAAGCACAAATGGAACTTGAAGCAATCGCCAAACTTTTGGATAAAAACTAAAAGTTTATTTTCTTAGTTTAGTAAAACTAAGTGGTGGAATCAGACCTCTAAACCGGTCAGCCCTGAAGGGGGTTGGTGAAAAATCAACTCCCTTCTTTTTTTAAAAAAAATTATATATATTTAATATTATGAGAATAGTTTTAATATCAGATACACATTCATTACATGAACAAATGTTGCACAGGTTACCCAAAGGTGATGTTTTAATTCATGCTGGTGATTGTACAAATGTAGGGAGAGAAAAAGAAGTTGGTGACTTTATTAATTGGTATCAAAATTTGGAATTTGATACCAAGATTTTTATCGCAGGAAACCATGATATATCTTTTGAAGGTAAACCGAATTGGTTAAACACCTATCTTTATGAAGAAAATTTACAACAATCTAATGTTACATATCTAAGAGATGATTCTATAACTATAGATTTTCCTGAATTTTCAAGACCAATTAAAATTTATGGTAGTCCATGGCAACCAGAATTCTACAATTGGGCATTTAATTTACCAAGAGACGGTGAGGAACTTAAAAAGAAATGGGAACAAATTCCTGATGATACTGATATACTTATCACTCACGGACCTGCATTTGGTATGTTGGATTATGTGATGGATAAATATGGTCAAAGAAATGTTGGGTGTGAATTATTAAAAGAACGCATTGATGTTTTAAAACCATTAATGCACGTTTTTGGACATATTCATTATTCATATGGAACAGAAAAAATTAACGATACGTTATTTGTAAACGCATCAATATGTACAGAACAATATAACCCCATCAATGAACCAATTGTGGTTGATTTAACGGAGGTTGATGGTAAATTTGTGGTAACTGTCGTTAAAGAATAAAATAGTTGTTTAAATCGAAAATAAATACTACTTTTGTAGTGTTCTTTGAAAATATGGGGATGAATGGAATTGATTGGCGTTTATGGGATAAATGGGCACGTAGTCAGAAATCATCTATGACTTTAATCTATGGTGATAAACTTCAAACGGCAACGTTTACAACAACATGGAGGTAGCAGGTTTACTTGCAACTTCTAAAGTAGCAGCCTAATCGCTGTCACTTAACGGGTCGATGGACACATAACCTTGGAACAGAAGTCCCTACGGTGTGGTACCTATCAAAAAAGGTACAAATGGTCTCGTTCAGGGTGCTACCATAATTAAAGTGAACCCGACACAGTTTCTGATAACGATGTCAAAATAGGAATCAGATATTTGTCAGTTGTGAATAATTGAATAAACGTGTAGTCCATCTATGTTATGGCGAACAAGACACGGGTTTTAATCGAGCCCCTTCATACCGTGAGGTATGTCGAAAATCGGATGAACTCAGGGGAAGTCCATAGGATTATCCTGAGCCAAGCCTGGTAGGAACAGGAAGGTGCAGAGACTAGTGGGTGATAGACGCTTCTATCGTAATACCACATTAGCGTCCGACACCTCAATGAGGTGATGATATAGTCCAACAATTGTCGAAACCCGTCATCTCCACAAAAGGGAACCTCAAAAGGGTTCCCTTTTATTTTTAATCAAAATATCAATTAATTCATGAACGTAATTGTCACCCATGTCATTTTTCATCCAATTAATCGCTCTTGAAACCCATCTAATATTTCCTTTAATATATCCTATTTTACTATCAATCCTGTCTAAAGACGCAGAATAAATTGGGTTTTTTTTTATTTTAGTATAAGAAGATAACTCCAATTTTATACCACTAAATGGACAAACACCATTTTGTGATTCCCACTGCAAACGCAAATCATCAATAGTTAATTCAACAATGTGATTTCTTTTTTTGATGTTTCTAAAATGATATTTAAATTTTGAATATTCATCACCGCGATTATTTGAATGTTTCTTTATGTCGTATCTATTTTTTACGTTTAATAGATTCTTTGTATTATTAATACCGACACAATTTCTTGAACAAAAATTAGGTCTGTTTAATTTTTTATTCCGATTAATTTCCGAATTAGCTTTTTCAAATTCGATTCCGCAATTTGAACATACAGATTTTCCCATTTTTATTTTTTTATTATAAATATGTGGATGTTGGGAAAAGTATGGAGGTGTTAAAAATAAACCCCTTTAAAGGGGTTTTTTTATGTTAAAGACATATTGTCCTCGATAATGTATTTGAGAGGTATATAACGAACAAAGAGGTCGTTAAGACCCCCTTGCCGAGATGTTGGATACCTCCTTTCATTTTTTAGCCTGATTATCGTTTACCGGTGACCAAACCAATAAACTCTACATATAAATATCACGAAAAAAATAATTACGCATAAATTTGTGCTAATTTTTTTATTGCGGATAATGACATCATTCCACCCATAATGCCGGATAATGAACCTTCATTATTATCACCTCCTGATTGGGTATTTGGTATTATATCATCTCCTGACTGTGAATTTTGAGCAATATAATCACTCATATTTGGGTCATTTGCTATTTTTTCCCTAAATGATGAGTCATTTGATAATCTCTCTTCAAATGTAGTTAAAGATGGGATACCAAAAACATTTAATAGATTATTAGCCATAATGAATTTTCTAAACGCATTTCTCCTATCTTGTCTAGCACCAACATTTAGCCACCATCTTTGAATTCCCGTCTCTGGTAGAACTCCTTTTTTTGCAAAATATTTTGTTAATCTTTCACCTCGATAGTAATCTCTTAGACCCGATTTAAACGTCCCACCGGCAATAACACTTTTTCCACCCGATTTTAAACCCGATAATGCTTTACCTCCAGTAATTTGTTGTAAACCGTTTTTCAAACTACTACCCCAACCCGAATTAATTTTACTAATACCCTCAACTGTTTTTTCAACAGCTGGAGATTTTACGTATTTATTTAAACTCGTGAATTTGGCCGCCATTTCTGGATTTTTAGCTAAAAATTCGGCCAATTTAGGACCACCTTCTTTCATTGCTAACATTCCTTCTCTACTGCCTTTAAAAAGTTTAATTATTGGTTTAGCAATAAAATCACCAACTGTCGGAATTAAAGCAATTAGCATTAATGCAGCATATAGTTTTTCACCTTTATAAAGGTAATAACATATTAATGCAATATCAGCCACCTCACCGATAATAGGAACAAAACCCGCAGTCATTAAAACGTTTTCAATACTGAATATTGATTCGTTTATTTGTTTTTTATTTTCTAATAAATCTTTTTTCTTAATTTCCATTTTAGTGTATTATTTTACAAAAGTTAACAGATAACGATTCACCAACGTTTGACTGCATTATTACTTGTCCAAATAAATTACCAGCACCTTTCGTTGCTAAATTACCTTCTCCAACACCAGTAACATTACCTGCTAAATGTCTTCCCAACGCAACTAAAAGCGCTTTTGTTATTTTTGGCATTGATTCAGAGCATGATGCTTCATCTTTAAATGGTTTTAATAAATCTGTTGGACTAAGATTAGAAAAAACAACTGCAGCTTCATGTGCAAATTCTTTATTAGTACCAAATAATTCTTTTAAAATATACTCAATAATATATTCTTTAGCCATAGATAAAGAACCACCTAAAATCATTTCTTTCCAATCAATTTTACCCCAATCATTAACATCATAAACTTCGGATAATTCTTTATCAATTTCCTCAATTGTATATCCTTCCTCCAACAATTTCATTGATATGGTTATAGACCTCTCAACCAAATATGATTTATCTTCTATGTCCGATAACTCAACAAAAGACTCATTGAGTTTACTTTGTCTTTCCTCAATGAGTGTTTGTTTTATTTTTGTCTTTAAATCCATTTTATTTATTTGTTGTAAATTCATCATCAAAAGTTGTTCTATTTTCTAAATCAGAGATATCGGTGTTATCTTGTGTATTTCCGGTTTCTTCTGTTGGTTTATTCTTTTTGAAAACAATTTTTTCACCAAATCTTTTATCTTTGTTATCTCTTGAAAGTCTGAAACCTCTAGTACTCAAATAAGTTGTAATTTTGTCCAATTCTTCTTTAGATAAATCTTCTCCTTTATAAACTATAACACTTCTCTGAAATCTACGCGGACCTAAAAGACCTGCAGCATTTAACCTAGCATATAACTCACCACCCGATTCTGTTCTTGGTGATGATGTGGGTTGTGTTGTTGATGCGGTTGTATCAGAAACAGGTTTAGTGTTCTCAATTGGTTTCACATCAGGGATTACCGGTTTTTTTGTATCTGTGGTTGTTGTACCCGTAGTACTAATAGTTGTACCTGTATTGGTTGTTGTACCTGTTGTAGATGTTGGATTACATTTTTCTTTAATTCTTTTGTATGTGTCCTCATTAATTTCAGAAGTACCGTATAATTCCTGTAGTTTCTTTAATGTTATCGGTCCAAAATTACCTGTCTGCCATTTTTTTGGAAATCCAAAACATATTTGAACTTCTTTTATAATCGGACCTCTATGTCCAAAACTATATGGGAATTTATCTCTATCAGTATACTTAGTTGATTTTTTTGTATCTTCAGATGATTTAACAACTGGAGTTTCAGGTTCTGCGGTTTTTTCTCCATCCCATGTGATATTAATACCACCGATTCCTCCACCAGTAGATGGGTTAGGTGTTATTGTTGGGGTTGGTGTGGTTTTACCACCTTCAATTTGTGAAATTAAACTTGACATTTCTCTTTTAGCTCTTGCGGATGATGCTTTAGTTGTGGTAATATATGTTAATGACTTTTGCAAACTTCCACGACCATATCCAGCATCTTTATAAGATTTTAAGAATTCTTTACCTTTTGGACTTGTTGAATATTTTTTAAGCATTGCTAACGCATCTTGCATATCATTACTTGTTACTGGAAAATCCAATAAATCAATCATAGTTTCCACATCACTATCTATTTCAGAATCTGTCTGTTCATTTAAAAACATTTCTTTAATTACAGCTTCACCATCTTTACATGTCCAAGAACCCATTTTACCATTACCACTTAATCTCACTCTACCATTTGAATAAAATTGTAAACCACCTAACTTATCATATTCTGCATTACCTGTTTTAGTAACTACTACTGAAACCTCACCACTAGGTGATGAGCTAACAACTCCTGATTTATTATTAATTAAGTTTTGAATACATGGTGCCCAATCACCATTTACCGTAGGTTCGTTTTCAGGTAAATCATCAGGAACAATTTCCGCATTGTCATAGAACCACCACCATAGAGCTAAAGCCCCTACTCCAATACCAGCACCCCAAGCAAGAACTTTTTTCCAATTCCATTTTTTGTTTTTGATACCATCAAGTAATTCTTGTGTTCTTTTTATTAAAGTAGTTTTTTGAGCCGGAGGAACAGTAGTACCATTTGTTTTAGTGTTTAGGTTTTTAGTTTTACCCGTTGAGGTTTTTTTAAGTTTTCTTTTTTGAACACCTTTTTGATATGCGGTTTTAAAGTTCTTGTCTTTTTTAGCGTTTTCCATTAATGACTTAACGGCATTATCACTATATCCTTTACTTTTTAATGCCGCCTCCATTTCTTTTGGTGTCATTTTACCATAATTCTTAATAAAAGTATCGGTTCCTACAACTTCCTTTGCAATATCTTCAATAATCTGTGTTGGTGTTTTTGCCGATTTTAATAAACCTTGATTAAACAATGCAAGGGTTTGGTCGGTCATACCCCTATCGGTTCTTAATGCATATAATAAATCATCAATATTCTCGATGTTAACAAATTTATTTGGTGATAATTTGGTTAAACCTTTAATTTGATTTTTATCCTTTTTAGCATATGTTAGAACATCACTAAAAGCAGCATGTAATGCGGGTTCGGCAGTACTTAATGCCTTAGCATCACCACTAAAAGTTTTAATCCACGTTCTATTAAATTCGTTAATTGTTTGAACCTCTTCGTTTTCAATAATAACCTTATCTGATAAAAGTTTATTTTCGATAGATTCCATTAGATTCATGTAATTTCTAATCATTTGGGAGTCTTTGTTTTCCATAATATATGTTTTTTCTATTTTATTAATTTTTTATTTTTACCATTCGACACTATCATAATCGGGTTTAACATTTGAACCTGATAATGCGTTGGAAATTTGGTCATATTCATCTCGTTCTTTATATTTTTGATACGTACCTAAAGCCGCGAGAGGGGTCAATGTATTTGCTGTTGCTTGAACTGCTTTACCCCCTCCAAGTTTTGAGGCCAGTTTACCCGGTGAGCTTAATACTTTTAAACCAAATCCTAAAACCGCTTTTATTGAATTTATCAATTTAGTGATGAATTTTGTTAACCCGTTCATTATACCTGAAAGGAATTTATACATCATTGGAGATTTTGTTTTTAAAAATTCGGCCGCCCTGGTCATAATACTTGATGCTTTAGTTGAACCTTCAAGTATTTTTGTTAGGATACCTTTAAATTGTGGACTTGATTTAGCTGCTTCCGATAAACCTTTAGTTGATGTTCCGAATTTTCTTAATAGAGACCCAACGATTCCTTTTGATGTTTTTGCTGCAGCTCCTGCAAACACTAAACCTATAATATCAATCCCAAAGAATAATAACCTTGTAATCATATTTTCATTAGGGTCCTCATAGTTACCCGAAATTAATTCGTATATATCAAGAGCAACTACAATTGACCAAACAACAAATTGAAATCCTTTACCAATACCTGTAGCAATTAAAATTGCATCAAGTATTAAACCAACCGGATTATACAATGCTGACCTAATACTTCTGGCAACATATAAAGCTCCTTTTTTTAATAGATTGACAATTTTCATCCAATCACCTTCGGATATTGCGATACCTAATTTTTTTAACCCTTCGTAACCTGTTTTTACAAAATCGGTAACTCCTTTAACTGTATTTGTTGCGGTTTCTTTAGCCCAATTTCCCAAATCACCTAGTACTCCCCAATCCTTATCCTCTTTTAATAGTTCTTTAAATAATGGTTTTAATGGTGTTAAATTTTGAGTAGATTCGGTTAATAAAAAAGAATCTAAAGTTTTTAATACATCCTCTTTAATTTGTTGTGGTATTGTGGTTGATACTTCAAAAGAATGTTTTAGGAAAAATTTAAAATTATCAAAATTTTCCCAAACATTACCTAATTTAGTTTTGGATTGAATATCGTAAAGTTCATCTAAAAAAATTACATATTTTTCATCTGGTGATAACCAATCAGAGATTACAAAATCTAAAGAAACGGGAGTTTCATAAAGATTTTTAATTCTTACCCTTTCTGATTCGGTTATTATTATTTTTCTATTACCCATTATAATTTTGTGGTTTAATATATAAATATCCCATAAATGTTAATTATTTCAATCGATATTTGTTCCTTGAAACTTTTGAACCCACAATATCCGACCACTTAGTAACACCTATTTGATTTGCTGGTCCTTCTCTCCCTGTACCCGATTCCCATTTACCAACTTCAGGATATCCCTGTTTACTTCCTGAACTACCCGTACCGGATGTAGGTTGTGCTGCGGCTGGGTCTGTAGGTTGCTCCTCAATCTGTTTGGGTTTATTAATATGTCCTAAAATTAGGTCATATTGTTTTTCGGATATCTGTATCTTCATGTTAATATATAAATAGTCAAATTTTTATTTAAAAAAACTTGTTACACTATAAATAATACGTAATTTAGGTTTAAATTTAAACCTAAATGGAGAAACAATTACTCATCGTAAATTGTACCATCAATTTGTGCAAACAATTTAATGTACTGTCCGGCTTTAGAGTTTGCTTCATCTTCAATATCCCCACCAATATCTGCGGGTTTTACTAATAACCTACCCTCTTCAAATTGTTTGTGATGTACCATTTCGTGAGCAATACTTCTCATAACATCAACCAACGCTCTGTTTTTTGAATTTACCCTAATAATTTTATTCTCTTTTGAATAATCATAATTAGCGGTTGTTTTAAGTTCACCTCTACCATTTTGTAAAACAATAGTAGGACACTTCTCAAGTTGAAGTTCCTTTCTAACGAATTTTACAAATTCAGTAATTATCCCTTTTTTATTGTCGTTTAAAGAGTTCATAACATATAAATATATTGGTATTCTGAATAATTTTTATGTTTTATATATACAACTAATGGTGTTTTCATTATAATTACTAGTATTATGGATTGGTACGTTATTGAATATCTATACCCAAATGCATTGAACAAATTTATTAAAACTATGTTCCCAAATGTTGGTGTGCCTTGTTTATCGGTACTTTCGTATTACGATATTAAAAAACTTTATTCTTTTTTTGATAAATTTGGAATATATTTGACCGTTGAAACATACACAAAAGACATGTGGGGTTATACAATTTCATTGAACGATGGACGTGTTTTTTGTCCCATTCAAGAACCTAAAACAAGTAGGGAAGGTACTGAAATTGAGGGGTTTTATGAGTGTTTTAAACTGTTAGAAAAAAAATTAGAAAATATTTATTATTATGGATGAGACCTTTGCATACCTACTACACACCGCAAGATTAATAACATCCAATAAACATACAAAAGATGATGTTGATTTTATTAATGACTTATTATTGAGTCTTGACAATGAGACTTTAATTCGTTATTTTAATACAAAGACAGTCGATACTATCGGTTGTGATTATAATTTATTTGTAAAACTTTGTAAATACGCAATTCATTATTATGAAAATAGTGAAGAGTATGAAAAGTGTGATAAATTAAAAAATAAAATGAACGAGTCGGAAGACATAATTAAATTAAAAACAACGTAATATGAGCGGATTAAACATGAGTGAGGAGGAGAAGAAAAAAATTCTTCAACAACACAAAAAAGCAACAAGTGATGTAAATCAAAAAAGGGATGAACTTAAAAAAGGTTTACAGAACCCAAAACCAGAAAACAAAAAACCTAATCGTTAATGATTAGGTTTTTTTCTTAGATGTTATCTTTGATAATATAAAAAAAGATAACCAAAAACATCCTGAAATAAAGTAGAAAACGATATCTGCACCCCAATACGAACCAGTTACCTCCATCATCAATCTGAATAAAGCGTCGTACCCAAATGGGAGAAAGAACATCGCTAACATAAGCGACGTATCTCGATAGAGGGTCAGTCTTGTCTCTTTGTGTTTGAATTTGCGTATCACTATCGGGGTCCATATGTTTATATTAATATGTTTATGGTTTGAAACCTGTCGTAGTGATAAATATATTCAAAAATTGAAAATATTAATTTTCTCTTCTTTCGTGTGCTTGATAATGTTTGATTCTATCGTGCCATATTGGTGCAGCTAATAAAATAGCCGGTTTAATGTTACCTAATTTAGTTTCTTGATAGATATGTGACATCCACGTTTGTTCAAATGGGTGTCCCCACTTAGTGTCTATGAACATCTTTTTATTACCCTCTTTACTAACAATCATAGGCCAGTTAGCGTAATAAACCTCGCCATCCAAGTAAGCCAATCCATCAAAAACTCTCATATTTTTAAAATTTGTTAGTGGTGCATTTGGGTCTAATCCCGTAACAGGTAATTTATCATAATCCGGCCAATCTCTAGTTCTTATTGCTTGGGGAACATTGTACCATGTACATTGTTTATCGTTATCGAAATAAACTTCAGTAAAGGTTAACTTTAAGAAATCAAATTTATCTCGTAACATAATTTTATGAACTATGTTATAAAGATTTGGAATATACTTTCTAAAACCATTTCTACAAAACTGACCTTCAATCTCTGGTGGGTTTACCGTCATATCATCTTCAAAGAAAAACATGAAGTCCGCATCAGATTCATGAAAATGTTCCGCGGCGGCTTGTCTACCACCACATATACCAGTGTTACCACCTAAACTAACATATTCAAAATTATACTGTTTAGCAATCTCCCTATTTTGGTCTCTAACTTCTTCTGTAGTTGAGTTATCCAATAAAACCAAATGAGGTTTGTTTAACCATATTGGTGTTTTTTCCATTGATTTTATTGTATGTAAAACTTGTTCGGGGAAATTAAATGTTAGGATGTATAAATTTGTTTTAACATTGTCAACATCTCTATCGGTGTATTTAATTGCATTATTGATTTTAGATTTATTGGGTGTAACAATTTTCACATCATTATCAATTACCGCTTGTGTGAATTTCACAATCAATCCATTACCATCAAGTTCGTATCTTCTATATAAGTCAGGTTCATTATATGACATTATAGTGAAAATACTCTCTTCTGTTCCCATATAACCAGCATTAATGGTTTTGGTCATTAAAGAATAATACGTTGAATTGGCCTCATTTAATTGTTGTTTATGACCACCAAATAAACCACCTCTACAAACATACTCAACTTTAGACCCAGCAAAACGATTCATAGCATCAAATTCAAATCCATGAATTTCATTATTTGCTTCATATGGGTAACTCAAGAATAAAAATGGATTACCATACTCCGTTAATTTATCTAAAATGTTATTTTCAACTAAATGTGTGTGAGGTACGGTATTTGTTATACCCGCATCCAACCAAAAGAAATATTCTGTGTTAAACGGATTCCAAATTGAGGAGTCATTTAACATAAACATTTTTGATTGGACGATTGGGTTATACCATTCCAACTGTGCTTGAGGAGAACCTGGCAACCATCCGGCTAAATTTAACCATTCAGGATTGTTTCTTATTTCTTGTGTCTTATCCCAAAAAGGTCTGTAAATGTTTTTTACATCATCCAATTCATAAATCTTAACAAAGGTATTTTCGGGTGTCCTTTTTTCCCAAACCAAATATTCATATTCTTTTGGAATGTAAATAAATAAATTTTGAGGTATATCTAAAAACTTCTTAAAGTTTTCAATGTAATGGTCGAAGCTTCTACCGGTTCTGTTTATGTCCCATAATCCGGTTACAATGGTTAAATTCTTATTCACGTTAAATGTAGGTGTATTATTCTCAATTTCATTAGATTGAGTTTTATAAGTATTTTTTGAAAATTCCTCAGTATCATTTGTTAAACCTCTCTTAGAGTAATTTTTTCTTATACATAGAAAAGTACCTTCATAAGATACGTCAAGATAATAATTATAAAAACATTCATGTTCATTAATTACCTCCATTAGTTCCTTATTGTATTCATTGAAAACATTAATTCCATCTCCACCACCTTTAATATCCTCAATTATATAGTATCCACCTTCTTTTACTTTACTAAAAAGGTTTTTAAATGTTGTTATTTGTGCAATTGCGGTATGTAATCCATCATCAATAATAACATCAAATTCTAAATCTTTAAGGTTTATGATACATGAACTTGAATCTAAAGAACTCATCAAAAATGTTTTAATTCTCTCTTCTTCAATCATACAATCTTCAGCAACATCCATTCCATATATGTTACCTTTTGTAAAGTATTCTCTCCACATTCTTAAACATGCTGATGGTTTATAATGTGGATATGAATTTGTAATATCAGCAAAACTAGATTCAATCTCAGGCATCAATGTACCTAAACCAATCTCTAAATGGTTAATATTATCATGTCTAATACTTTCAAGTATTTTACTGTAATAGTTGTTGTATCCCGATTGTATTTTATCACTACCATATTTTAGTACGATATTATTAAACGATAATGAAACTTTTTTTTCAATTTCTTCTTCAATATCTTGAAGTTGTTGGTAAATCTCTAAAGCAACGGCATCAATATCTTGACCGATATCAACAATATACCCGTGGTAAGACAATAAAGCTTGTGTCTGTAACTTTTCTTCTTCTGTTAAATTAATATATTCTAACCTTATAAATTTAGGTCTATATTTGGTTAAATCTAATTGTTTGAAAATGTTCCAATCGTATCCTTCGGCATCACATATTAATATGTCAAAATATTCAATGTTGTATTTTTTAAGTAATGAATCAAATGTTAAAGATGGTACGGTTACGTTAACACCAAATTGACCCATAACATCAATATCCGGTTGGTAATTACTACCAAACCCATTCTTTAATGGGTACATAGCACTCATACCTTTATATCCAGGATGTAATCCTTCTCTTACAATAACATCAGGAGGTATGGTTAACATTTCTATTTCCCCATCGTGTTCCGTTATTGCACATTGCTCAAAAGTATAGTTTAACCTATCTTTAAAATTTTCTTTTAATTCATTAAAAATTGCGGGAATTGGTTCTACTAAAAGTGATTTCCACTTGTACATATCTAAGAACCCTCTAGTGTCATCAAAATTAACACCATCCATTGCCCCAATTTGTATAACAGATGCGTCCTCGTAATTTTTACCTATATAATGTAGTGTTTTTGATATTAAATCCATTTTTTTTATTTTTTATAATCGTATATTACTTCACTTATTTTTTCTTCTCCAATTCCATTTTGGTTCTTGTAGAACTCAACTAAAGATTCTTTATTTTTTTCAAAAAATTCTTCTCTTGAGTTTGCTATTTCTAATTTATACATGCTTCTATATAAAAATTCATGGTGTAACGAAAAAAAATCATTTTCAGGATGGTATATATGTTTAACAATTCTAAAATCATTGGTTTCAACATCATATAGTTTATTAAAAAGACTACCTATCATAGAAGTTATCCATTCGTCTGGTACTGTCCAATTATTACCATGTAATGTTGATGAATTAATTTCGTGTGCCATTTTAATTGTTCCATCCCATAAATTGAAATATTTTTTTAGTAAGTTAATATCATTAAACCAAAATCCTCTAAGCCACCCATCAATAGTAATTGAAGGGAATTCAAATCCCTCTATAGTTTCCCAATCAATTCCCTCTTTTTCAAAAATATCTTTTGTATATGAAATTGCATCCAAATTATGAACACCACAAGACATTAGTGGACCAAATAAGACATTTTTACCGTCGTATTTATTTTTCATTTCATTATACATGTATTTTAATTCATCATTAAAATTAATTAAACAATCCGAATCCAATAATGCAAATTTAGTAATACCTCTTTCAATTAACCACGGTAGAATATATCTCTGAGTTGATGATGAAAATCTTATTTTTTCTTCGTAATTTTTAATAAGTTTTTGAATATATAATTCATCATTTGATTCTTTAATCACCGGTTCATGTTCTCTACTAAAATCGTCAATTATATCATTTGAATCTACAACAATAAGATTAAATTTTACATCAATATCTTTTAATAATTCAGGTGTTGGTGTCATCACAATAACATTAACATTTTCAGGTATATATTTAAAAGTTACCATCATTGTTTTAATGAATTGTGGACCAACTGGATAATAAACAAAATAAAAATCACTCATGTCCACCACATCCGTATTAGTAATAGACTCTTCTATCTCAATCGATTCTTCAATAATAGTTGATTCTTTTACTTCAGTTAAATTAACTACAGGAGATGGAATTAAATGTGGGTCACCACATTTTTTAAAATAATAATTTTCAAGTACTAAACCATTCATTTCACTTTCTTTGAATATTTTAAATGCATCTTCAATTGTAGATAAAATTGGTTTTCCGTCTACATTAAATGATGTGTTCAATAAAACACCAATACCGGTTTTTTCGTTAAACATTGTAAGTAAATCATATAAAAATTCATTTTGTTGCCTAGTTACGGTTTGAACTCTAGCAGTCCCATCAACGTGGGTTATTGCACTTAATTTTTCTCTCCATTCCTCTCTAACTCTTGGACAAAAACTCATAAATCTAGATTCACCTTCCCAATAAAAATATTTGGATACATCTTCTAATCTAACAACAGGAGCGAATGGTCTGTACCATTCCCTGTGTTTAACTTTTTCATTTAAAATATCCTTCATATTAGGTATTGATGGGTTACATAAAATACTTCTATTTCCTAATGCTCTAGGTCCATGTTCAGACCTACCTACAGCAACTCCAACAATTGAACCATTTATTAAATCATCAGCTAATGTATTCAAATCTAATTCTGAAGATTTAAAGAAAAAATCTTGATTTTGAATTTTATTTCCCAGTGTTTCAAAATCCAGTAATTTAGTACCACTATACGTTACATCAATTTGTTTTTTTGGTTTAATTTCATGTAACATCATACCTAAAGCAATTCCACAATCATTTGGGTTAGGACCAACAAATACTTCTTTGTTAAACTCTTCTTTAATTCTTGTGTTTAAAATAATATTCAATGCACATCCACCAGCAATGCAAATAGGTAAATCAGGATATTTTTCAATATATGGTTTAGCAACTTCTAAAAAACATTCTTCAAACGCTTTCTGACTTGTTGTTGCAATATTATATGCAATTTCATCTTTAAATCTATTGTTTATATCAAATGTTAAACCAATTTCATCTCCTAAAATTTTAAGTCTTTCCATATAATTCATTCCATTAACATCACTTTTATAAAATGTTATAAACGGATTTAACCATTCTTCTATAACTTTACCATAAGAAGATAGACCCATTACTTTACCTGGGTAAACTAAATTACCAATTGAAATATCTTGAAATTTAATATCATCAAGAAAATGAGCAAATATCATGAAAGGAAAACCTAAATCATATTTAATATGGGGATAGTTAAATTTTGGGTTGTTAACCGATTCTAATAACTCAACTGAATTTTCTCTTGTTGCGGTATAGATATTGAATTTTCCATCGTTACCCCCACCATCAAATGAGAATATCAATGCACTCTCAAATGGTGATTGATAAAAACATCCGGCGGCATGTGCTTCGTGATGATTTGATGTAATGAAATTTTTAGCCGGTATAAATTCTCTAGCCAAATCATGATTGCCATCGTAAATAATATCAGTATTTAAAGTGTAACAATTTTCGAACTCATTGATGTTCAATAAATTCATTATGTATTGTGGTATGTACTTCGATAAAAAATATATATCTAAAACTTTTGGACACATATATTGAGCCATACCACTATTTTTATAATTAAGAAACCTTTCAACTTCTAAAACAAGTAAGATTTCCCCTCCGTCCTCAACTACGTATGATGCATTATGAGACCCGTAAAAAGATAAATTTGCCATATGATATTTTTTTTATTTTATTTTTTTATTCCGTAAAAATATAAATCATTAACGAAATAATCAACTTCAAAATGATATTCGGAAAACATTTCATCTAAATTAAAATTTTCTCTATATTTTTGTTCATTTAGGTTTCCATAATAGTCATTAAGCACCGCAACTGCGGGAGCATCTTCAGGTCTGGATTTACTGGTTCCATGTTCACCTCTACCATCGTGAGCACAAGTAAACAATATTAAACCACCACTTTTTAATAACCTATACATGTTATCAAAGGATTCCTTCCAAAATTCATCATGTTCAAAACATTCTGTTGATATTGAAACATCAAATCTATCTTGGGTGTCATATTCGTGACCTCTACATACGAAATCTACGTTATTCCCTTCGATTAAATCAACGCCAATATATTTATAATCACCTTCAAAAAGAAAATGATTTGTGCCGTTAACATCCAAAGAACCGACATCAAATATTAGAGTGTCTTTAAAGTAATTTGGGAATTTTTCTTTAACTTTTAAACAAAAGTTTTGTTGTTGTGGGTGTGCCATATATTAATATAAATTTTTAGTAAAAAATGATGAGAATGATATCTCTGTTTCTGGGTTAAATACTCCTTTTTCAATCCAATCTTCATGATAGAATGTATTAAAAGTCCAATTTTTAATGTTTTCTGGATACTTTGTGTTTAAATAACACATAATCTCTTGTTCGGGTATTAAATAATCATCATTACTTAATATCTTTTCTATAAGTTCGTAACAAAATTCAACATATTTAGGGATTAAATTTGAGTTACCACCAAAAAAACCCGCAACAGGGTAGTTGATGTGACTTACCTCATTTAGTGTGTTTTGTAAGTCTAATTTTTCTAAAAATTGACCAAAATTATAATGGGTACTTGTGTGACAAAGATTTATTAGTTTATTATCGTTAAATTCATTTACTCTTTTAACAAATTCAGGTGTAAATGCTTTAGTAAAATTATAATATCTAAATTCCACTTCTGCTCCGTTTTCATTTGGAAATCCTTGGTCATAACCGTCTAAATCAGAGTACGGGTTGGTATTTTTTGCAAATAATCCAGGGTGAGAAAGACCACAGTCTATCCAATATAAATTAATATCTGGTTCAAATTCTAAATTCATAAAATGAAACTTCAACCAATAAATTTGTGGAGAAATATAAAATCTATAATCACTAAAATCTTTATACTGTGGAAATTTATCACTCGAAGCAATTTTATAAATTCTTTCTTGCCAAGGATTGTCACTTAATTTGAATATCTTTATTTCTAAATTATTCAAATTGTGTGTATTCTTAATTTCTAAAAGTTGATTATATCCATAATCACCATCATCGGTATAACAAACAACTTGTTCGTTAACATTACATATGGAAATTAAAGAATATTTATACCATCTTTCTCTATTTTTTTGTCCCCAAAATGGTTCACCAGAGTGATATGCATAATAGGACGTTACAAATTTAGTTTTCATCATTTTTATTTTTATTTTTATTTAGTTAAGATTAATACCCCCAAGCCATCTTTCCAACGTTCAATTACTATTTCATTTTTAAGAAAATCGGTCGTTATAATTTCTTTTGTGTTACTATAACCAGTTTGATTAGCTATGGATTTTAATTCGGGAATCCAAGATAAATTTACAATATCTTCAATAACCATTATTCCCCCGACCTTTAGTTTACTATAATAATTTTTAATTAAAAATTCAAATGATGTATATGTGTGAACACCATCATCAACTATTATATTAAAAAAATTATTGTCAAATAAATTTAACACTTCTTCACAGTAAGCGTCCGATACCCTTTGAGTTACATTTGGTATTGAGGATATCATTTCACAAAATTTTATATCTAAAGTGTGTATTTGGGAATCGGGGTGAAAATAATCTTTCCACATTAGAATTGAATCTCCGTTTTGTACACCTATCTCAAGAAAATTTATCGGTGCATTTTTATATGAATCAAATAACTCTGAATATAAATTATCAATATAACCTAATTCATATTTATCTGTTTTATATTTATCTCGATTTTCGAGATAAAGGTCTATTAGTTTTTTATTCATTTTCAATTATTTTTATTATGTTATTTAATCTGGTTAAAGGGTGTAAATTTTCCTCATAGTATTTTCTTGAATTTTTAGAAATAAAATTTAAAAATTCTAAATCATCTTTTACTTCTAAAAATCTTTTCAAATATAAATTTGAATATTCTTCACCTCCATATCTTTCTTCATCTATTTCTCCAATTCTTTCTATAGATATGTAATGATAATTTGGTATTAATTCCGGATTCCACTTTGTTAAATATTCAAATTTAATAAAAGGTAAACCTATCGCCATATATTCCACATCTCTATGACAAAGTTCACCAATGCCCGGAATCGATAAACCAATCTTGTATTCGGTTAATGAATTAAAATATTGATATTGAGATAAGTATTCTGGCCCGTCAAAATATTCATTACCTACCATAAATTTTACGGAATTTCTTGGCATAGAATCGACGTTACCTCTAAATACCATTTTGTCTTTAAAATCTTTTCGTGATAATCTTTTTAAGTAGTAATTATCAAATGACGAATATATTGTCGATTCGGGTAAATAATTTGCCGGTATAAATTTAAATTTCTCATTTCTTTCTTTATGAAATCTAAGTAGAGTAGAACCATTTTGTGCGAGAATAAGTAAATCATTTGGGTTATCTCTATGACGTAATAGACCACTTAATAAAGAATCTGTATCACAAAAACAAATTCCCTTTATTACGTCAATATCTTCATAATGGATTAATAATTGACAATCAAGGATAGTTATTTCAAAATGACCAATTTTAATAAATTGGTCATTTACTACATACTGTATATTATATCCATAATTTTTATTTAAGAACAACGCAATTGTATGAAGATAATATTGAAAATCTTTCCCTATATTATCTTGACAATAAATTGTTGGTTTATTTAAATCCGGCATATGTCTAATATAAATATTTTTTTTAATTAAATCAATCTTTTTTGAAATATTCCCCAATTATAAATTTAGTATTAGTGTTAATTGTGGGTTTATCACTTGGTATAAATTTTTTAGAATCAACTAATCTAAAATCAATTGATACTCTTGTTGATTCGGATATATTTTCTTTGTTTCCGTGCATAAGATTTGCACCACTAAAAACTAAAATTTCGCCATATTTTACTAAATATGGTTTAAAGTCACCTCTATTTTCCTTACTCTCAATCCAAACGGAATTATATTCATTTGTATCGGTAAATGGTAACCAAAAATTCACTTCAGACACTCCGTGGTTATATGACTTATCTTTATGCCATTCTCCAACAGCTAAATTACCATTATTTAATTGTACTCTGAATGTTGGGATTTTTTGATATATTAATTCATCATATTCAAAAATGTCCTTTATTTCTTTTATTAATGAAAGATATGTTGGATAAAATTTTTCATTAAAATTGGCGTAGTATTTTTTATGCCAAATTGTTGATTGGTCATTTTCGCGAATTAATTTATCGTAATGTTTTATTGTGTGTAATTTTTCTAAATCAACGTCTATTTCCAAAATGTTATGGATTATCTCTTTGAATTGAAATTTCTTCGTGTCATAACTTATTTTATAAGGAACCGGTAAATACATATTTGTACAATTTTTTTTTATTTTAATTTTATTTCTACTCTTTCGGCCCAACCTCTTTCAGGTGAATGAGCCCAATATACTACCCTCGATGGTTCTACATCAGTTAAGAACATTTCCTCGTAGTGTATCGGTCCGTCATTATTAAGGAATTTTTGTAAATCGTGACCATTAATTATTTTACTGTAAATACCCACACCATTTTCATCATCGTATGCGATTAAAATACTATCATAGTCATTAGCATGTAAATCGTGTCTATTAACGGTTACCAAATAATAATATGAACGAACAAATGAGTTCTCCCACTCTTCTTCAGTTTCAAATTGAGGATTAGGTGGGAATTTATTATCTATTGTATGTTTTTGAAATGATTTCTTTTTAAAATGAATTCCCGCATATTTTTCGTAATCTCTAACGGTTCTCACTTTACCGACATCATAACCAGTTAAATCGTGACCACCATCTTCGACACCAATTAGTTGTCTTATTCTTGAACGACCAATATCTTGCTGTTTATGCCACATACTTTCACCCCTTTTATGTTGGTCATCCCAAACCAACATACCACTTCTTTCTTCTCTCATTGTTGCGTGCCATATAATAACTCTATGTGGGTGGAACAAATCATATCCGTGGGTAAAAGACCTAACAGATAAATTTAACTCTTCACCACTAAAGAAAATATTTGGGTCATGTTTCACATCCTTAGCCCATTTATTGGGTCCGAAAGCAAAATGACCACTAAGGAATCTTGCGGGATACGGTTTCGTTAATTCTCTCCAATTTGGAATACCCGTTGGTCTAATAAAAATAGTACCATGTGGGTAAAAACTTGCCGCTTCCGATAACCATGGCTCCATGACTCTCTTTTCAGGGTCATTGTATGGGTCGTAATATGGTAAATAACCACAGATTAATGGGTTGTAACCATCACCTTTTAAATCATAATACCATTTAATTAATGTTGAATCCCAATCCTTATCAAATCTATGATGTGAATCTAATTGAACAACAAATTCTTCGTCTTCCAATAATTCATCGTTTATTATCCCTCTAGCGTACGCTAAACCTTTGGCTTCCAAATAATGAATATCTTTTATTTTAAACCTCGGGTCATTTCTAAATTCGTCAACATTATCAAATCCATCATCTGGATTAAATTGTCTACAAATACCGAAATGTATTCTTTCGGGAAACTGTGCATTTTCTAAAGCACTTTTAATTGTTGGGATTAATTCCGGTTCTCTATATGCCGGTAAGTGTACTAATATTCTATCCATGTTAATATATTTTTTTAAATGTTTCCTTCAATTCTATCACACCATCCATTTTTTTCTGAGTGTGGCCATACTATCCATTTTCGAGGTCTGTCTACGGTTTCGAATGTTCTCCAAACTTTACAATACCCATCAGGGTCATTCTTCATCATTTTTATTTCGTTAATATCAGCGTCTCTTCTATAAAGTTCATTACCATTTTCGTCTTCAAATATTACCGCCCAAAAAGTGTAATCATCATATGGTACTTGGTGATAACCCACATCAATACAATGTTTAAAAACCAATGAAAATGAATTCTCATATTCAATTGGGTCTGATATAATTGGATTTGGTGCTAAATTATTATTTAAAGTATATTGTTGAACCCCTCTCTTTTTAAAAGAAATTCCGGCATATTTTTCATATTGTTCCAATGTTCTTACTTTACCAAGACCATATATTCCAAAATCAATTTCTTTACCATCATCCTCCATCCCAAATAATTTTCTATTTTTATAGTGACAATAGTTGTTTCTTCTCACCCAATCAGGGTCGTCATCCCATTGTTTAATAGAACCTTTTCTTGTATAATAATGCCAAACCAATACTCTATGTAAATGGAATAAATCATATCCGTGTGTAAATGCTCTCACAGCAATTGATATTTCTTCACCGTGAAAATAAAATTCAGGGTCATGTTGAACTTCTTTTGCAAATTGACCTAAAGTGAATGCAAAATGTGCCGAATAAAATCTAGCGTGAACAGGTTCAGTTCTTTCTCTAAAATCGTCAATTGACGCAGGTAGAAAGAACACAACACCTTCAGGACTGAATCTATCAAAATTCATTTTCCATGGTATATCTAATCTTTGTGCTGGGTCATTATCAGGTTCGTAAGATGGAATATATCCGGTAATTAAAGGTTTTGGGTAACCCTTATCTTGTAGTTTTTTAAGTTCGTTTATCAATTCATCATCCCAATTAGAGACGAATCTGTGATGAGAATCCAATTGAAGAGTGTACTTCTCACCCCCATATTGTTGTTGTAGCATGTTACGAGACCAACAAGCACCTTTCGATGTTTTATAGTCAATGTCAATGATTTTAAATCTAGGGTCACACCTATATTCATCTAAATTATCCCACTCATCATCTTTAGAGTGTTGCCAAGCAATTGAAAATACCAAATTTTCAGGGTATTTTGCATTCTCGATACAGTTTTTTAAGGTGGGAATTAATTGTTTATCTCGATAAGATGCAATTTGAATAAATATTTTTTCGTTTTCACTCATTACTGTTGTATTTTTAACAATAATACCAATTTACACCTATATTGTCAAGTATAGTTTGACTTTTAAATTTTTTTTGCTTATATTTTAAGTATTAAAAAATCGATATGGATAGAAAATATCAACCAGTGGTTTTAGACCATGCAGGTGTGATTATTGGAATGCTTAGAGAAACAAATTTTTTTGTTGATTATGAATTGGAGAGTGAAGATTTTGCAACGGAGTACATGTGTGGAAAATTAACTGAAAAATTTATCCAAGGTGAATTGAATGGTGAATTTGACATTGAGGTTTTTTCAGAAGATGAAATGGAAAAATTTCTCAGAGAGATTGTTGCCGGTAGTATATTAATGGAACTACAGGAAAAAGGAATAATTGATTCTATTGAAGATGAAAACAACGAAGAACGTTTTTTCCTTACTGATTTGGGTAAAAATCTAGCTGACGATATAAAGAAACATTTAGAAACCGAAGAAGAATAATTATTTTTTCTTTTCGTCCACTTGTTGTTGATATGTGGATTTTTTGTGCTCTTTAACTTTATTTTTAAGTTGTTTCAACGTATTGTGAGCACCATACAAACTGGAACTTATTGATTTTAATCGGTTACCCGATAAAGTCTTCAATCCATCGGGAATAGAATCCTCAACTTTACGAAGTTCCTTAATGGTTTCCACTAATTGATTTTCAAGTTCTTCCATTTTAAATTGAACTTTACTGTAATCATTTCTATTAACCTTAGAAGTTTCTTCTTTAAGGATATTTTTAATTACATTACGCACTATTTCTTCGTTTATTGTTATATTACCCATAAATTCCTAATATTTTATTCTACTCTAAAATCTTTATCTTCTTGGTTTGAAATTTGTTTGTCTCTTTTCATACCATCCTTAATGTATGTTCTAATAAGTTTAGATACACTCATTTTCTTTTTAGTAGCAACCTTTTCAATTTCTCGAAAATAAGCGGGAACAACTCTAAATGACAACATTCGTACAAGTTGTTTCGATTTTGGGGTTTGTGATGAAGATGACTCTTCGTTAAAATTGTTAACTTCCATGGTGGACTTTTTTTTATAAATATTTGGTGTAATGAAAATAATTTCGTATACTTTGTATATAAATAAATATCCAAATGGCAGACGAAAAACAACCAACAGTAAATCCGGTCGTAAAACAGGTCGAAGAACAGTATCCTGAAATGACCAAAGAGTTTAAAAGAATCATGAGGGAACAATATGAACTGTTTTGTAAAAAACAATCAAATTACGGTCCCGATAACATTTCTTTAGGTAGAGATTTGATTAAAGATGAAGATAAAAAATTATCACAAATGGGTTTATTCTTCAGAATGAATGATAAAATCCAAAGAATCAAACAATTAGTTGTTATTGGTACAGATGACAACGTTGGTGAGGCGGTTGAAGACACCTATAAAGATTTATCCGTATATGGTATTATCGCTCAGTTGGTAAGAAGTGGTAAATGGGGTAAATAACCACCATTTATAAGATTTTAACGAAAAGGGGGACAATCTTCCCCTTTTTTTGTTCACTAAAACGAGATATAAAATATTTATCTAAAAACGAAGAGGTCATATGAATATTAATACAAATCACCCAACATTTGTTTCTTTTATTGAAAATGTAAACAAAAATATATTATCAAATATAACCCCTGAGAAGTATTTCCAACTAACAAACGAGAAAAAGTTAGCGTTTCAATACTTGGTTATGAAATTAATCCTTAAATCGGTTAGGGTTAGAGCAAAATTAACCGATAGTGAACTATTAGACTTTGCAAAAATTCTACAAAAGAAGAATGAAGGAATGGAAAACTACGAATTTGCATCAGTATTAAACGACATCACAGTAAATTTTGATTCTTTATGTGAGATGACAAAAAACACACCAGCAATAAGGAAAAAAAGACCAATTAAGACAGATAAATCTAAAGATGCCTAAATGTGTTGTTGATAGCGAAATAAAAGTTACGTACACCAAAATGGCATTAAAATGGTGTAAGGAAAACATTGGTATCAATGATAGAAAAAGAACGGAACTTAAATTAGATATTCGTCACACAGAAAGAAAAAAAGGTAAGTATGTTTTATATGGTAGTTACTGTTTTTATAGAAACAGAATAGTAATATATATACCAAATTGTTTGAGTCTTTATGATGTGGTCGGGACGGTCATTCATGAATATACTCATTATTTACAATCCAGAACAAAATATGAAATGTATGAGAAATCACATTACTATTCGACTAACCCGTTTGAAAGACAAGCAAAAAGAAATGAACTTAAACATACTAAAGTATGTTTAAAAGAAATAAAAAAATTATTGAGGACTATTAACTAAATCCTCAATAATTTCCGCTTCTTGTATTTCATTTAAAAATAATAAATAAACCTCACCAACGGGGTTTTTTTGTTTTAGTACTATGTCACATTCCCATAATAACTTCAAATCATTTATTTTTTCCGGTTTAATGTGACTTTCCTTTACTTTATCGTATACTAAATAAAGTTTATCTTGATATCTTATTAATTCTTTACAAAGAGACATATTAATGTTTTATACATTTTATTTCGTAACTCGGCCATTTATTGGTCGGTTTAATATTTTGAAATTTATAACATTTCCAAACACCGGTTTTATGAAAATGAATGTGCTTTACTAAATAAGAAGGTATTGTTGCACCTGATGGTAAAACTTTAGAGTCATTATCGAATAATAATTCAATTTTTACCATTAAAGGTTCTTTATCGTCCCATACTCTTTCCTGTTCTTCTAATAATCTCCATTCACCTCTGTTTAAGTCTTGTTGTTGTAATGCGCAGTTCAAATAACTAAATGTTTGTTTAAGATTTTCCATGTTATCAGAAAATGATGCCGCTGGCGCTAAATGACCCTTATCCCACTCATTATTTTTGTAGTCTTGAGGACCTGAAGTAATAATCTTAGGTTCTAAGTAAAAATCCATAGAACCCCTGTTAACATTTGTTGGTCTATTAATGGACTCGTACTTTAACATTAATGGTTGTTTTAGTTTTTGGGAGTACTCCACTTCAAATACTTTGTTTTTTATAACCACAACATCCTTATCGGGTGTGATGAATGAATTAAATAGTAATCCAAAAAATAGTGCAATTACACTAAACGTTAAAAATTTTTTCATAGTTTGTTTGTTTTTATATAATTAAATATATCAACAGCTGTATTTGAACAAACAGGAAACTCAATAAATGGTATATCGTGTATAAGTAGTTTATCTTTAATTGATTCATCAATTTCTTTAGATTCTTTAAGATTTTGAAACCTACCATTTTCGTTGTATGTGGTGTCATCTCTTTTTAGTAAAACATTTAAACTATTGTATTTCTTGAATAGTCTTAAAATAAAGAAATCAAAACTATTATCATAAAATGATGCTGGGTATTCGGGTTCATCATTATATAAGTCTTTATAGACCATACCTAAAATAATCGGTGAATCAACTATTATGTATTTTACTTTACCATATAATCTACTAATATTACGATGTTGATTTGCGGTGATATAAAATTGGTCTTTGATTGCTGAGTGATTTTCCTCCCAAGCAATTATTTTTGGAAATTCAAAAGTTAACTCAACATCCATGTGGTTTTTTTTCATTAAAGTAAAAAGTTCCGCACTTTGAGTTGATTTACCTATTCCAGGTCCACCAAAAAGATTAATAATTATACTCATGGGTAAAAATATACGATTTTTTTTTGACTAAACCAACAAGAAATTAACTATCTTTTGTCAACTTATCAAACACCTTGACCACTTCTTCTAAGGAATCATAAGAAAAACACTCAGAATACCCCGAAAAACTTTCTAATAAAGGTCTGTATTTTTTAACCCCTCTCTTTTTTGATAGGGTATCCTTTATTTTTTCTTCCAATTTCTCAGCATCCACGGTATCTATTCTTCTTAGGATTGTTTCTAATTGATACCCAGTATATCCATAATCTTTACTGAATCTTCTCATGATAAATCTCTTAGAGGTTATACCAACCTTTACAAAGGTATTACCCGAACTTTCCTCCTTCATTAAAATAAGATATAAAGATTTTGGTAAATCCTTTATTTTCTTCTTTTTGGTTTCGGTATGTTTGGATAATTTTTTTAGTACATATTTCTTAGCGTCTTCCATATTGGTGAATTCCTTTACATCTCTATATGGATTTGCTGAATACTTTTTAAATCGTTTGGAGTATATTAACTTACCACTATCAACCACATACTTTTTACCGGTTGCGGATTTTTTTTCATAAAAGGAATAGAATCCCATTTTTAATATTGGTTCACTCATATAAATCTATTTTAGTTATACATATTTAGAATATTTTTTGGTGATTAACGATTTTATCATAACTTTGTACCATCAAATACTTCAAAATGAATAATAAAAAGAAATGTACAGGATGTAAAGGGGAATTTCCTCTTTCGAATTTTTACAAAAACAGATTAATCCACGATGGTCATAGTAACTATTGTGTTAGTTGTACTAAAGTTAATTCTAAGAAATATTTCCAAAGAAAGAAAGAAAAAGTGGTTAAACTTGAAAACGACGGATTAATGAAAATGGTTTTTTTAAATAATCATAATAGTGATGTTAATTCAACAAATGCGGATAGTTTAATGAAAGTATTAATGGTTGAAAGGATGTGTAAGTCAATTTTAGAGGAGTTGGAAGGGTTAAAAACAGATTTAGTAAAAACCGAAACAGAAATTACGGGATAATTATATACTAAACCTACTTTTGTAGGTATTTATTGTATATATTTATCCAATATGAAAATTAACGACATTTTATATGACATACTACTAGAAGAATTTGAAAATAAAAAAATTCTTAAAACATGTATGTTAAAGTGGTACGGTGAGAATCCAACAAATGAACAATCATTTGAAGCTGACAATTTACTGACCAAATTCTATGAATTAAAAACAGGTAACAAGTTAAAAACCACAGACGCTGAAGTTATAACATTTTTAAATAACTTTCCTGATTTCGATATTTCGAATATCCCTAACGCCACGATGTATTCATTACAACAAATGAAACTTCTTATTGGTGAATTCTATGAATTAGATGGTAATGAAGACAATACCACTAATACCATCCCCGAAATATTAAGAGGTAAGGATTTACCAAAAACACCCGAAAGAATAGAAGCATCTAAAAGTTTATGGTATGAAAATAACCAATATACTATCATAAATGAAGATGGATTTAGAGTTTATTCTATACCAGATAGACAAACGTCAATAAATTTTGGGTACTATGAGGGTGAAATGAGTAGAACTGCACCATATAGTGAACAACCAAGTCATATGCAATGGTGTACCACCAGAGAAATAACATCTTCTAACTTATATAGTAGTTATCGTGATAGAAGAACATTCTACTTTGTAATTGATGAAAGTAAAAATCCAGAAGTTGAACCTAATGTTCAGATAAGTCAATATTATTTATCGGCTTTACAATACGCAACTGATTCACCATCTAATTTTAGGGTAACCTCAATTTTAAATAATGGTAGTGACCCCTCTTTTACTGAAGAACAACTATATGCAATATATCCAAAATTAAGAGGGCACATTGATAAAATAAAAAAAGTAGAATATGATTATGCGGCGGAACTTGGAGAAAGTGCAAATATACTTGATAGAATTAGTGAAAGTGAAGGTCAGTATGAATTTGCGAGAGTTCAATGGAGACTTAAAAAAGCTTATATTGATAGTGGTAAACCAATTAGAAAAGAAAAGTCTTGGATGTCTATGCAGGAAGGACTTAAAACATCATATATTGATTTAACAACAAAAAATACCGTACTTGAAAGATTTAAAAAGGAATTATATTTTACAATAAAGAAAGATAGAAAGTGGTTAACCAGTTTAGAGAGAAGATTAACTATTTTGGGTTATAAAGGTTTAAGTGAGTTGGTTGCTGAAATTAATAAAGATACATATGATTTAGTAAGGGTATCACAAAATAGTAATGATGTTGTTCTTTATAGAACAAAATCAAAACCGTCTAAATACGGTATTTGGAATTCTAAGAAAAATGATTGGCAGGAACAAGGTGGTATAACATATAATGATGTATATACTGACCCAACACCTAGTGTGATGTCATCATCGAAAGACAATAAAAGATACCTTGTTCAAGTTTTTAGTGTTAACAAAGGACAAACCGATAATAGAAGTTTTGTTATCCTTTATTCAAGTGATAGGGAAGGAATGGCGAGAGGTTATTTCATGACCTATGATAAGTTTTTAGAACTAAAAGAAAACGAAAGGTTAAGTAAAGAAGGACAAACAGACGTTGATACTGAAATTGGAAACTATAGTGATATTAAAGAATGGAAATAAAAAAAGGGGTTTAAAACCCCTTTTTTTATGCTAACAATGAATAGTATTCTTTAAAGTGTTTTATCCTATCGGGTAATCCAATAGTTCCACCATTTACTCTTTTTGTTATTGATGTTACAACAGTATCGGTTGCTCCACCATCAGCCATTTTATGTAAACCATTCTTACTAAAGAACCAAGCCGCAGATAATAATGGATAATGTGTTGCAACTTTATCGGGGTTAGCGGTCATATCCTCATTAATTGATTTTCCAAATGCCGTATAATTTTCTTTTCCGGTTAATTGGATGTATCCCCTGCCACGAAATTTATATCCTTCACCGGTTGGTTCGGCGCCATTACCCATTCTTCCACCATAAACTTTAGATGCAATTTTTTGTGGGTTTCTTTGATATTGTTCCGCCAATGCTTGAGTTGGGAAATATTTTTTAAAGATACCCATCAATCCTTTTGCCGAATAATTTAAATTTTCTTGAGTTGCTTTAAAACCACCAGATTCGTGACCACATTGTGCCAAGAAATGAGCAAGTCTTAACGGTGTATTTATTTGGAATTTTTCCGCAGTTTCAGGAATCTGTGCGATTACCGAATCAGGAATGTGTCCTTTTAATTTCTCTAATTTAAGACCACCAACATTGGGTACGGGTGATGGTTCTGTAATCACAGTTACGTTAGGGAACATTTTTGACCATGTACCGGGACCAACAATCCCATCGGCAACTAAACCGTGTGTTGATTGCCAACCTTTCACTGCTAATGATGTACCATTTCCAAAAATACCATCAGGGGTTAATCCCAATAACGACTGAAGTTTTTTAACGTCTTCTCCACTTGACCCTACTTTTAATAACATAATTATTTGATTTTATTTTGTTTATTTAGTTTATTGTTACTATAAATATTTCAATAAAGTAAAATTTTGTGGTATTTATATATAAAACAAAATAATGGCTAAGTTTATATTTACAGAATCTCAAGTAGAAAAAATTAAAAAATCATTGGATGAAGATTATCCTGGTACCGATAACAATTATAAAGTAGGTGATTGTGACATTAATCTTTATTATAATAAAGTAACATATAAAGGACAAGAGATTAACGACATCAGAGCTCCTCAAATTGGTTTTACATTTGATATTGATATGGATATTAAGAGTTATGGTATCAGAGGTATTTCTGTTTATAACCCTAAAGGTCCTTCTGAAATTGAGTTAGAGGTTTCTTATTACACCGGTGAAGACGATGATGAGAGTGAAGATATTATAACAATACCATTAGATTGGGAAAATGCTAGTGAAGATGACGGTGGTAATGGGTGGATAGGTTACGATAACCAAATTGAGATTACATTAAAAAATGATGAAAGTGGTAATATTGTGGTTGATTCTATGACCCTTTTTAAAAATGACTTTTAATTATTTACATTTTTTTTATTTTTCATTATACTTATAAAAGACCTTGTGGTTGAATCGGAAGTGTCCTTGAGACATTTGAGTTGGAATTAATACCAACGAATTCGGGTTCAAATACAAAAAAAAATATAAGGAAATGAACAGAAGAATTTCAGTTAACACAACTGGTTTCGCTGTACCACAATCTTTCATTACTAAGAGTAAACAAAGATTAAAACAGCACATTGACACCGTTTATCTTAACAACGGTGATGAGTTCGAAATCGAACTTTTTAATCCAACACAAAATAAAGTTTTATCAAAGATTGAAATCAATGGTATATCCATCGGTAGTGGTATCATACTTCGTCCTGGTGAGAGAGTATTCCTCGAAAGGTACTTGGATGAGGCCAAGAAGTTTTTGTTTGAAACATACGTTGTAAATGGAAATAACGAAGAAGTAAAAAATGCCATTGCTAATAATGGTGATATTACCATTAAATTCTTTGATGAGATGGTACTATTCCCCAAACCATTACGATACGACCAACCAATTTGGGTTAATTCATTTGGTACATTTAATAAATACCCATCGGCTAATCCAACTATTAATCCGTATAATGTTACATTTACAAATAGTTCCCAACCTATCGGTACCACAACAACCAACGCTGCGTTCTTTTCAAGTAACACATTACATTTTGAAAAGGATATAGTTTTTAGTTCTTTAAAAACTAAAAAATCGGAAAAAAGAGATGTTGAAACGGGTAGGGTTGAAAAGGGTTCAAAATCTGACCAATCGTTTACATATGATAATTCAAGTTTTCATAGTTACCCATCACACACTAATTGGTGGAAAATTAAACCAGTTTCACAACAAATTTTAGTAAAAGAAGATTTAAAAGTTTTCTGTACTGAATGTGGAAGTAAGAGAAAAAAAGATTCTCATAAATTTTGTCCTCAATGCGGAACAAAATTCTAAATAATAAACAAATCACAAGGTCATAAAGAAAGGGAACAAATTGTTCCCTTTTTTATTTAAATGGTATTGGAATTGTTTTAATGTCCGATATACGAACATTTTTAAGTGCTAACGTTCCGTGTGCTATTGGTGCAAACACACCTTGTTGGTGTAAGAATTGAAAATAATAATAAAGATAACCCGGGTCAACCTTATCTTTAAATTCATCCATTATTTTAACTCCGATGTTTTCATCGTAGTATTCTTTGGTTGGAGTACCTACCGATTTTTCAGAACCTTTTCTTTGTAACCAAAAATCCGCTTCAGGGAAGTTAGTTTTAAAAATACAAATATCTCCTATTGTCATAATTTATAAAAATCTTTTAAATCCAATTACTGTTTCCAATAATTTATAGTTTGTAACATAAGATGGTAAGTTTTCAATTTTTACGGGACCATCATGTCTTTGACCTGTCTCTTTGTTCCAAAATTTTATATCAACAGATTGAGTATCACAATCAATACTTAAATTTGGAATTTCAACTCTAACCTTATCATTCTCAAATGTGTTAGAACCTTTAAATAGTTTTTGAATAATGTCGGATAGTTGAAGTCTTGATTTAACACATTCCTGAGTCCCCTCAAAATCATCAAATATTGTGTCAAAATATTTTTCTATTGCAAATTGTATATCTCCTTCGTATTTTGGTTCTCTATGGTTATAATCATAAACACCCTCATATTCAGTTTGTATACTGTAATTACTAATATAGTCACTAAGTAAGTCCTCAACATATTCCGTAACAGACTTAATGTCTTTTTTACCTAAAAATAATATAAAGTAACCAACATTAATATCAACCCTATTATCTCTATTTGTTTCAAATGAAATATACTTTTCAATATCATTTATTAATTCTCGACATGTATTTTCATATTCCGCAACGTTTATATTTGTGTATTCGTTGTATATTTCTTCTTTTACCCTACTGTCGTTTTTAAAGTTATCAAAAAATTCAGTTTTAAATTGTTCATAACTTACAATTCCGTACTCACTTTTTAATTCATTGGTATTTTCTTTATAGTACATTTCGAAGAATCCTTCTAAACGTTTTTCTCCCCACTCATCGTCCTCGTTTGATATATCATCGTAGATTCTATCACCAGAATAATGTATGTCAGTTTCATAATAACCGATAACACTTTCCACACTACCTAAATCACCATCTAATCTACTAAAATAGAAACTAATATTAGTACCATTAAAGTCAATGGTATCTTTCATTTGGGGGTCTGTAATTAACTTATTAACCTCATCTTCGTCTCTATCAATAATAGCCCTAATTAATGGATTTATATCCGCAAGTTTTGAAGAAACCCTCTCAATTAATTTTGTTGAGTCTGATGGTGATAAAACCGGTAATCTACCTATTTCTAATGAAATCTCATCTTGTGATAGGTCATCCTTTAAAAATGATGGGAAAAAGAAATTTCTTATATCTGTATGTTTCTCTAAAAATTCACCGCTATTAATTCTTTTATCTTCCCTGTCCATAAATTGTTTGGATTGGAAGTGGAATTGATATTTGTCATTAAGATTTTTATTATTAATAATGATGTAGAGTTTGTCCCTTACATTATATGTATTAAATTGATTTGTTCTATCTTTATAATCAGGATTCAAAGAGTGTTGTCCCCATGTTGTACACCATTCGGTGTTTACCCCCAAATAACATGCGGCCTTTTCAGTAAAAGGTGTGAAAATTGTCCAATTCTCATTCTGAAATATTTTCTTATATTCCTTTTCGTCAATTGCTTGTAAAACATCTCCAAGGTTTTTTGTGTCTTTCACATAATAACCTTTAACAACCTGATATAAATCCCCAAGAGTTTTAATTTTATTAGCATCTAACGGTACTGAGTGTTTATAAACATATGACAAATATTCTTTTGCTTTAGGTAAATCCTCAAGTTTAAGATTTTTCCTCTTAAACATGGTCAAAAGTAATTTTGTGTACTTACCAATTTTTTTAAGTTGTTCACCGTTGACTATTGTACCCGGGTCACTATTTGAAATGAGTTTAAATGTTTCAAACGGAATATCACTATAATAGGAAGAATGTATCTCTTCCGGTGTTGCTTCCAATACTAAAGATTCAAATATGTTTATTAAATTCATTTTATAAAATTTTCAATTAATTAATATAACAATTTAATTCATATTTTTTATTCATACCATAAACTTGTATGTGTAACATTTTTCTTTGTTCTTTACCATCTTTAAATAAAGTAATACTAAATCTATTTGTTTCACCTTCTGTTGGTTTTCTTGGTCCCATACCTATTTTAGTAAAAGTTTCATCCTTATTATATTGGTAACCAAATTTTTCAGCATATTCTAAAGCAGTATTAATCGCTGATGTATATGAATTATGATAAACTTTATAATCCGAATGTTTATTCTCAACGATTCTTTGTGTTGAATGTTCGGTTATCATATTATCTAAAACGTACTTCAACTGACTTTCTTTAACTATTATTTTTCTCATTTAAGTGGGATTTATATATAAATATCGGTAAATAAGTAAACATTATGATATTTATAGTAAAATCAAAAAATGAAAAATACTTTAAGACTAACAGAATCAGAATTTAGCGAACTAGTTAAACGATTAGTAAAAGAATCGGAGAATGAAATTGATGAAATATCATACGATGATTATATGAGTGGCGAATCTTTACAATCGTTAAGAAATGCATTAGATAAGAATCAAATGGTTAGTGTTGCTTACGTAAAGGTAGATAAAACTGTAAGACATATGTTAGTTAAAAGAAACATTAGTTCTTATGTTAGAAGTGACAGAGAAAAAACCGAAAAACAAGCAAACGTTGAGTCGAATAATGATATTAAAAAAGTTGTTGATTTCGCGTTATATAGAAAAAATCTTAAAGCTAATGGTGGTGATAAGGAAATGGCGGCAAAATCTTGTTGGAGGACAATTAATCTAAAAGATGTTTTAGGTTTTAGTGCTGGTGGTAGGTTTATTGATTTACGTCAAGAAAATGACATTCTTAATCGTTTTGGTGAAACTATATATGGTTCACTTACAAAATCAATGCAGAGAGCTATGGACGCTGAACAAGGTGACGCTCAAATGGGTATTGAAGAAGATATAAATGAGGCTTTAGTTAATGGAGCATTAAAAGGTGTTGCAACTAAAGTTGTGAGGATTAAATAATTAATAATGTTTAATACCCTTACCCTTTTGAATAAATTTGGTTAGGTCTTTACCAGAAATTAATTTCATTACAGTATTATACAAAGCATTACTTTCGGGTTGTGAAAATTTAATAGGTGGTTTTTTATCTCTGATATTCTCACAGTAAATCATCACCTCTTTTTTTGCTTGTAACATTTTCATTTTATCCTTCGCGTTATCAACGATTTGACTACCGTACATATCAAGATAACCTATAATTGCAGTACATGTGTTAACTGAGGGTGATTTCATAACGTCTTCGTTAATTACTCCCATCATTTCTTTAATTCTATTTATATTCTCTTGTAGGTTCATAATGATAAATATTAGTTAGCAACAAAAAGGGGGACGAGTAGCGAATTCAGTCCCCCAAAATCGGAAGTAACTTTCCGGTCCTAATGTGGGTTCTATGACCCAACTATCTTATTTATGTTTAATTATTAACTCACCCAACACTTCAATCAAACCAACCAATTTTTGAAATTCAACTTGTTCAATATTCATTTCTCCTTTGGTTGATTGGTATAATTTTTTCAAAAGTTCTTTATATTCTTTCTTACCTTCTTCCATATTAAATTTCCCTTCGGATGCTTTCTTATAATATGGTAATTTAACTCTAAAATGGTGATAAGTTAAAAGTGAAAAACCACCTTTTTCTTTCGCCGTGTCACTAATTTTTTTAGCTCCACCCATTCTTGTATCCGCAAACTTTTCAAAACTTTTTGTTTCGGATTCATTTAAACTTAGTTTATTTTCTTTGTTTTCCTGTGAAGTTTCATCTAATTCATCCTCAATCCCCTTTACTTCCTTATCATATTCTTTAAATCTATTAGGGTTTGACATCATTGCACTTTTAGGGAATAATCTCTTCTTACGAGTATTTGCAAGTGAGCGAGACCTTTCATCTAAATTACTATCGATGATTTTTTTTAGTTGTGATTCTGTTACTATGAATTTCATTTTATTTATTTTCGTTAAAGTTATTCTGTATTTTAGATTTCATTGTTTTAAGTTTCTTAACCATATCGGTATTATCTTTGATGATGATTACTTTAGGTTCCGGTTCGGGAATTCTCATTTCAACAACGTCACCATTTGACCCATTTCCCTCATCAACTCTTTTCACGGTCATCTCATTGTTTTTAATTATTGTTTGTTTATTTGAACGCTCAGCATCTTTAATCATACCGTTAACAATGTTCATTATTTCTTTTTGTTTCTCAATTAAATTATTGGTACATTCTTTCTGTCCGGTTAATACTTGGGTGTTAAGTTCATTAACTCTTTGATTTAATTCAACGATTTGTTGTTCTTGACTTTTAAGTCTTATTGTCAATTCATCACACGTACTTGTATTAGAATTAATCAATGAAGGACCGAGTGTTATTGTTACAATTGATATTACCAATATTAATAAAGCCAAAATTCTTTGACCCTGAGTGAAACTCTTTAATATTTGTGAGATGTATTCGAACATACCTATAAATATCACCAATGTTATTAATAGATAATGGAAAATTTTTTCTAAAAATGGTCGTTTAGTGGAAAAAAATCTATGTTTTAATTAAATAAACAGGTTTTAGTGGAAAAAATTACATAAAAAAACCCATCCTTGTGAGATGGGTTTAATAATTTTAAATTATGTGTTTTACCATTTAAAATCACTTAATCCTTTAACTCTTGTGGCATGTCCTGCACCCCAAGAACTAATTTTTAATTGTTTGCCACCATCAATAAAATCTATCTGTAATGGGTTATTTTTACCACTATCTACTTCAGGTGATGAAACAACTACAGTAAGACGACCACCAAAAGCTTCAGATGGGTCAGAATTTTTAAAATTAGGTTGCCAATCCCAATATTTAACAGAATATTTAGATAATATATATTTTTTACCATCAGCAAGTACTTTATATATACTTGATGAATATGTGTTATCATTATCAGGTAATTGATATCCTATATATATGTTACTCATCCAAGGGTCATCTTCCGACTGAGCCCATATCATAACTTGTTGATTATCACTTCTACATTTATCTGTAAATTTCCAATATCCAATCCAAGGTGCGTCATTCCTAGCAACTGCCGAATCAGGTAATTCCATCTTAACGTTAGGTTTCAGGGTCATTTGTTTATATTGTACTGTATCGTTTTTCACAGACTTAGGCTTAGGTATATATTTACCTAAACCATATACTATATTATCTAAATCAACAGTTTTACCTGCGGTGTTTAAAAAATCAACAGATTCACTATTTTGTTCAATTTTAGATGGGTCGACAGTTTTTTCTATTTTAGCTGGTTCAATATCATCTGAAGATACTTTACTACAAGAGGTAACCCCAACTGCAGATATTATACAAAGAGCATATGTTCTAAGTTTAGAGTTTAAATCTTCTGTCATTTCTTCTGAATATTCATCATTATCGCCAGATAAATCAACTGAAAGTGTTTTATGGTCACCTTCGTCACTATCTCTATAATCAATTATTTTAACCTTAACGGTCCCTTCTTTTTCTGGGTCTAAATCTTTTAGACTATTGAATATTACATCTGAAGTATTTTCAGATTCATTAATGGACATTAATCCTTTAATTCTTCTGATTTCACTTATTATTTTTCTGTTCATCATCTATATAAATATAAAAACATTTAACTTATTTTATTTTAATTTTTGATATTATTAATCCGATTAATTTACGGAAACAAAAAACCCCATCCTTGTGAGATGGGGTTTTAATATTATTTTAAATATTACTTTGATGAACGATTATAACCAAGGAAACCGTCGCAAATTGGATTTTCACCCATTTGTGAATTACGTAAATTTAAATTATTAACATAAGACTTACAAAAATTATTTACTTTAGACTTACTATCAACAATCATTTTACTAGCTACTCCACCACTTTTCTTATCTAGTAATGCTTTCCATGGGGTACCCAAATTCTTTCCATTTGTTTTTACATACCATAGTTTTAAAAATTCATTTTGTGTTGGTAAGTCAAAACTAGTCCACATGTTAGCTGCATTTTCAATAAAATTGACATCACCCCCAGGAGCAGTTGAACCAATAATTCCGTTATATAATGAGTCAACGGCGGTTTTAGCATTTGAACTACTACCTTTAGGCCAACTTTTACTTCCCGCTTTGTTTAACCAAACATCTTTTCCATCTGGTGTTTTATAACCTTCACCTCCAACAACAGATGATGTTGGTGAATAAATCGTGTTTTTATCAATCCAATAAGTAGGAGCGGTTTGCGTTCCTTTTGAAGGTAACATTTGCTCAACTAATGGTTTTAAATTTTTGTTATGTTGATTGTATATTTTTCTTAATAATAACTGTCCTTCGTTTAAACTAATTTCATTTTCTCTAATTGATAGGTTATCCAAATCACTCATTGTTCCTTCAAAACCTGGCATGTCTTCAATACCATTTTCGTCTTCTTCATAATTTGAATCTCCATTATTTTGTTCAATATCTGAACATACTTCCTTAACTAAATCCCAATCTTGCATTTCCATTGCGTTGTTAAGTTTATCAGATATGTAATTTAAAAAATCTGGATTGTTTTTAAAATCTGATGATTCCGGTTCATCCATCATTTCATTAAGTGCTTTATGTTTAGCAATCATTTTCAATTGCGATTCTGTTATTTTAATTTTAGCCATTGTTTGTGTTTTTTATATAAATATCTGATTATTTCAATTAATATCGTCCTGACAAATAAACATACATAACCTCGGGGATTTTTGTACAAATTTGTTTGTTACCTTCGGAATCCGTACAATCAATATAGGGTAAACCTTGGATATAACTTCTTATTTCTTTTGGTGTAATAAAAAATCCTTTTTGGTTTTTCATATTTAATTTTTTAACCAAAAATTCCCTATTATACAATTTTTCAGAATCGTAATTTTCAGTTATTAAGGAATTAAATGTAGATAATAATTTCATTATTATATAAATAGTCGTTTTATTGAATAAACTATCATCAATGTGATAAATATGGTAGCATATAATAAATTACCAATTGTTTTCACAATTATTCTACTTCACTAGTTGTTTGGAGATAATAACGTACACCCATGTAGGTGATATATTGGCTTGTTGGCATTTGTGTTGTCCAAACTTCCGTGATACCCTTACCTTTTTTTTCCAAAGGTCTCATCGTTATTTTTTTAGGTGTGATTTTAATAGTTCTTAATTCTTTTGTCATGATATGTCCCTTTTAAAATATGGGGTCGTTAAAATATAAGGATTATTAATATGATTGTAAAGGAATGCCGATTCCGGCGCCCAACCATCACTTTTTTCGATACCGGCTCCAGAGGTTAGGTTTCATTTTTTTAAAAAATCTTTTTTTCTTTTTTGTTACCTTATTAACCGTGGTTTTATTATCAGTCTGATACTTTGCGGATATATTATCAATCTTAATCATATCCTCTTTCTCACAAGAGACAAATAGGAATGACACCATCAATACAAAAACAAAACGAATCATTTATTTATTATTATGAACCGAAAGATATCCAGCCAATCTTTCACCCTTCTCCCTGAAGTAATCAATTTTAGTGTCATTCATGTGGGTCGATTCTAAAAAGTCAATACCGATTGTCCCCATAAGTTTACCCGTACCAAAATCAAAAAGACCAAGAATATAACTTGCTCTTGCTCCGGTCGCTTCAGCTGCGGGTTTTAATCCATATGTTGCAACCTCGGGATTATGATAATCACAAATACCAATGAATCTACTCCTTAAAACCTCAACAAACAATCTCGAGTATAAGGATATTGGCATATTTGTAAAAATGGTCGATACGGAAGAAACACCGGGGGAATTTACCTCATAAACAACGGAGAATTTTTGCATCGATTTATTTGAATGTAAGAAGTGTCCTCCGTTATGTATTTGAGTAACCCATACTCTATCACATTCTAAGTGATTTAAGACTTCCTCTAATTCCAAATTTATTTTTTCAATTTGGTTGAGTTCAACCTTTAAAGTGTCTACTGGTTTTGTGAATTTTCTCTTCACCCACATAATTGCAATTGGCCCAAAAAAAGCGGTAATTAAGGCTACTAAGACACTTCCGAAAATCTCTAACATGTGATTAAGCATTTTTAATTAAAATCTATTACCGCAGTAATCTCTCTTATCCATGAATAAACCTTCAACTAACCATATTAAGTTTAACAAAAGGAAGAATCCAACAATTACGGTTAAACACATCAATGGGAATGAAGCCATAACAATTGCAACTACCCCTTGTTCATTAACTTGTGCAACTTGACCGTTATTTGTTGGTTGTGTTGTTTTACCGGTATTTTGGTCAGTTTTAACACCAATCATTTGGAATATCTTTTGTGCAGCTGTTTTTGGTTGTGTTATAAGACCTTTAATTGTTTTAATTGAGTTCTTAACCATATCCTTATTGGAGTTCTTTACAAATGTTATCATTTTTGATACGATTTCTCTAGTTTGGTCTTCAGGAACTTTTAAAGAAACTAATTTATTTGTAAGATTATTGGCTAATGAACTTACTTTAACGTTCTGAGAACAAAATTGGTCTTTATTAACCATCTTTTTTTGGTCTAAAACATCCAATGTATCACTAAAAACTTGTATGTTATTATCAGGTTCATTCATTGGTAAATCGTCAGTCTCGTTTAATATTTTAGTAACTACTTTTTTTAAATCGGACTCGGTTAATCGTATTATTTTCATGTGTGTATATGTTTACATTATAAATATAAAGAAATAATAAAAAAAAACCCACCTTTTTGGGGTGGGTGATTAATATTTTTTATTTTATTTTAATCGGTATAAATGGAATATGTTACCATACCACCTTTAATTGTCACCTCAAGTTGTCCGAACCCTTTTAAATCAGAGAACATTAACTTGTCGTTATCACTTCCGGTTATTTTATCATTACCCGATACCATCATGTTTTTGGTACACATATTACCGTTAATTTTAATTGACTTACCGCAATTTAGAACTTTTAATTTTTGTCCTTTATATTTGGTATAGATATTACCGACATTTTTACCTGTTGATAATGTTTGTCCACCTTTACCTGACGGCATTGACTCCTCAATAATTTTTTTTAGTTGGGATTCTGTTATAATAATTTTTCTCATGTTAAATTCGTTGTTTAAATATAAATATCAAGGAAATTAAATTGTTTCTTTATTTTTTAATTATTATAATCAGGTTCATCATTCGGTTCATAATCGGGTTCATTGTCCGCTTGACTCTCACGTTCCTCGTCTTGGATTGATTCATCCATTGTTTTCACAATAAAATCAGATGACATTTCACCATTACTTAATTTAATATCCATAATACCCGTGAAATCATTTCCTTTATAAATTACCCCACTACTGGTCTCATCATTAAGATTGGTAACACTTTTTACTAATTCAACACTTGTTATGTCAAGGTCATACTCAGCGTTTTCACCCTCAGCAGGATAACTATCGTCATTACTTGTACCATACCTTGCTGGTGTGTATGATGAACGTTGAGTATAGGTTATATCAAAATTATAATTAAGGATATATTGGGTATCACCTACCGGTTCACCTCCAATTGCAAACCAACCATCACTTGAACTTACATTAAAAGTATCAATCTCAGGATTCTGAATGAAGTTGTTTATTATCTTGGTTGATTCTCGTCTAACATCCAAAGGAATCTCAGATTCAACAGGTTTATCAAAAGAACCCTCATTGATGGTCTTCATCATTTGTTTAATACGTTCTATGTCGTTACCTAAATTTTTCATATAGTAATTTTATAATAAATACCAAATTAATCAAAAAAGGGTCTCCAAGTCTGATGTTAATTAATTCAGATTATCTTATTTCATAACTTGTTCAAGACTCTTAATTAAAATATCAGTACTATCTTTAACGTACTCTAAATTATTCCAAACACCAGTTTCATTTTTTGGAAGTCTTTTTTGAATATCATTTATTTCACCAACTACTCTATATGCTTCTTCCATAAAATACTTCAAATTAAAGTTCGCGTTTTTTGAAATGGTTTGGGACATATTTTTTAAATTTGTTAATGCAATATCAAGACCATTATATTCTATTTTAGTGCTATTACCTACTGTACCATATTTTTTTATAGTTTTTAAACTACTTAAAATATTTCCTTTACGGCCATTAATTGTGTTAAAAAAGAAATCATTTACCTTAATGTTTGGTGTTTTTTGTAAAAAAAGTTTAACATTTTGAGGTATTAACGATGTAGACCCACCTGTAACGGGAATAAGATTTTTTGAACCCCCACTTTGAGCAAAAGAAGGTTTGGGTTTAAATGAAGATTTAACCTTATTAATTTCAGATAAAATTAAATCCTTTTTTTGTGCAATTCTTTTCGCTACCGCCATTTCATTAGGTAATAACTTTGCACCTGTAGATATTTTTTTACCTAATTCTCCTAAAGCTTTAGCTCCCCATTTAGATAATCCTAATTTACTTGCCAACCCACCTACACCAGGTATAACTGAAAATACACCAACTAATCCTGCGGTTTTTTTATCCCCTTCATTATAATACATTGCAGCATCTGCTAACCCAATACCCATAGAAATAAAAGGTCCAACAAAAGGAATAAATGCAGTACCGATTTGTAATATCGTCATGGCTGTGTGTTTATCCATATTACCCATGGTAACATCCATTGCTTTATTAGTAACCCTGTTTACCGTATTATAATCCTCTTGACTTCTATTTCCAAGACTACGAGAAATTGCATTTGATTGAGCATCCATTGCATAATCACTTTTTTGTTCGTATAAACCTCTAATGTGTTTTCTATCTTGTTCTGTTATAACAAATTTTCGACTCATAAATTTTTTATTAATAAATATCCACAAATGTTTTATATTCCATACCACTCCAAGATTTCTTCACCCGATTTAATATCCCGAAGTGTTTTACCAAAACCATCCACGTTTTGATTTTCTTTATATGGATATGAGGAGTTACAAAAGGATGATGAATGAACAAGATAATTTAACCCATTAAAGAGTCTTATTATTTTATAATCGGGGTCATCGTCAATGAAATTCATATTAATCATTTTCAATACCGGTGCGGGAAGTTCATTTAATCTATTTTTCGGTATTCTATAAATTCCAGTACCATTTGACCATTTTGTGAATATGTAAGTATTTTTGGGAATATCAACAATTGCAAATACACCAATACCATGAACCTCTGATAAACGAAGTTCGGTTAGGATATTATGTTTTAAATGGTAAATTACCTCATCCGTTATATCCATTTACAATATACTTTTTTACATCATTACTATGGATATTAACGAATGTACCATTTGCTCTTTTAAATGATACATATATTTCTCCGTATGAGGTTACATAAGTTTGTATTGGTACCATATCAATACCGTGAAAAATAAACTTCAGTTCTTCAATTTTTGTTGAGTCTCTCATTTTATATTCGATAATTTATAAATACCTACAAATTCTTAAATTGTTTAAATCTGTAGTTGAGGACAGCATTAAACCCGAATCCAGGATTAATTGCATAATTGTAGTTTGTTGTAAGCCTAAATTGGAGATTATTACTTTGGGATAATTTTATTCCCTTATAATAAAAAGATAATGACATTTGTGGAACAAAATCGGTTTTTGGATAATAACCCATTAAACCAATAGGAGATATTACCACATCAAATTTTTCAAATCTACGACCGAAATCAAGTTGGGTTGTTAATATTGAATTTGGAATTTGTCTTTCTTGCATTTGACCTTGTCGTGACATAACCAAACAATAAGAACCATTAAAGTGAATTATTAATGGGTATTTATTATCGGTGATTTCTATTTCACCCGTCATCCCTATAATGGGACTACGTAAGAAACTGTTTACTCCACCCATACTTGATAACCATACCTTTCTGTACGTTGTGTCTAAAGGGGTCGGTTGACCACTTATTGGTGATACACCAATAATAAGGAATGTGATAAGTAAAAGAACTGAAAGTTTCATATACATAAATATCTAATGGACATCCTATTTTATATAAATTTTCCCAAAAATTTTTATTTTGAAATCGACCACCTTTTCCCTTTTTTAGGTTTTTTCCCAAAAATTTTTATTTTTTATATAGGGGGTCTTTCAGATAAATCGACTTTTTCCAAAAAAATTCTGGAAAAATTTCAGTTACGGCATTGTCCCCCCTATACAGACATCGAAATAGGGGGTATATAAGGGGGGATACGGGAGGGGGGGTATCATAGGGGGGTGGTGTAGGGGGTAGGTTGCCCCTCTATAAGTTTTTCACCCGTCAGGTTCATCAGGGTTTCCCGTTGTGTTGGTATAGTGTGGATAACTTTATAGAAGAAATATAAAATAGTTCTTGTTATATTCAAAACTAATCTTATCTTTGTACCCGTTGTAACAAACCAAACAACATTAAATAAAATGACTACAATAGTAAAACAACAAGTAGAAGTAACACCAACTGAAATGGTGGAAATCCTTAAAGGAGTAGAGGGTAACCCTAATGTACCTTTCGTAAATTGTAAAATGAAAACATTATATAGTGATGTTTTAAAAACTTGTAAAAGTGACGGAACAATTAACCCATACTTTAAACAAATTTACAAAGTGAGTAGTAAGAATTACAAGTTAGTTACCAACTACGAACAAAGGGTAAAAAACAATTTAATTAAAGAGGGTAAAGACCCCAATAGTTTTGTTGTCGAAAGTCCGAAAGGAAAAAAACATATTTCAAAATCGTGTTTAACCGATAAGGAAACCGAAACAAAACTATATGTTATGTTGGAGTGGTTTCCCGAAATTAAAGGAACAACTGAATACGAATTTGAGGGTAATAGTATTGACAAACAAATTTTTGAAAAGTGGATTTCAACAAGTGAGAGTTCAAATAAAAAACAAGGTTTGGATAGAGAGATACACCCAATAACCCCACTAATCTCAAATATAATATCAATTTCAGTTAATGGAATGGTTTATATCATTAAGGAATAAAAACCCCTTAAAACTAATTAAAACACTATCCGAAAGGGTGGTGTTTTTTTTTTGTCCAAAAATTTGTGGATTGAATTTTTTTGGTGGGACCATGTTCCATCCGTAAAATAGAGGGGCAATTTTGTTTTTGGTGGGTTCTATTTGGGTTTGCCCCTTTAAAAGTTTTCATGGTCCCTGAGTTTCCGACTCAAGTCCTTCAGTTCACATTGTGTGGAAAACTTTATCTTGTTTTATAATAGTATCCATGTTATATTTGTATTCAGTTAAACCAAACATATTATGTATACTAAAGAAGAAATTCAACACAACCTCTCCACTAATCCTAAATGGATTGAAAGAAGTCTTATCGTATTGTACCAAAGACAAACCCAAGATGAACAACAAGTCGGTGGTACTTTTGTTCAAAACAATGTAGGTTTTAATAGTTCCGATAGTCGTTACCTCTCTTATTGTAGTAGGTGGTTACTACAAGGTAAACACCTTGACAATGGACACCTTGAAAAGTGTGGTGGGAAATTAAAGAAGTATTGGAAACAGATTGAAAGTATAATCAAGGAAAAGGGGAACAATTAGTTCTCCTTTTTTTTTGACCACAGATTTTAGAATACCACCCGGTCTTCCATCCGGAAAATAATGGGGCAATCGGTATGACAAATGTTGGTATCGGTATGACATTTGCCGACATAAATCCAAACCGTGACGACAGGTGAAGGTAACATTACTAAATAAAAAAAAATAAAAAGAAATTCTTGTTTTATTCAGAAATTATATTACCTTTGTGTCGTTGTAATAAACCAAACAACATTTAAAAAAATGAAAAATCTATTTATCTACTTAACATTTATTGTTATTACTTTCTTTTCGGTGTATGGTGCATTTACTATGGACATACCAACCGACAACCAAATTGGGATGTTATTTTTTGGTTCATTGTCTTTTAGTGTTTTGTTAATGGTAACCTTTTATGATATTCGTATGTTTATCAAAAATAGAAAACCAAGACCTCAAACTTTCTAATCTTTCATTTTGTATCTTAAAGACCTCATCAGAAATGGTGGGGTTTTTTTGTGTCTGAAGTTTTTAGAATACCACCCGTGTCCTTCCATCCGGAAATTAAATCGGCAAAATCCATATCTGAAGATTTAGTAACATTACTTTCTGTGTCCATGAAAAAGATTTATCGGGGCAACGACACCAAATTATGTGGGGGTTTAATGTGAAATTGCCCCATTAAAAGTTTTCCTCTCAGGGTTCACGGTCAGGACGAATTGTGGTGGATTCGTATGACAAAAAAATGTGGATAACTTTTTCTTGTTTGTAAAAGTATTTGTATTATATTTGTACTCGTTAAACCAAACATAAAATGAAAGATTTATTAATTACAAAAGTCGTAATACTCATAGTAGTATTATTATTAATCACCCTCACAAGTTGTGGGACTTATCAAGTCGTGGGAAGTACAACCTATAACAAAGAGTATAGGACTGATTCAACAATCACAAGAGTTTATTATGATTCAACAACAATTAGAATGAGTAAAAATTAAAATTATGAAAACAATATTTGTATTATTCGTGGATAATAAACCAAAAGGTATCCTATCTGAAATTCAGTTGGAAAATTATAGTGGTCGTAGTTGGTGGACGACATTTAAAAAAATGTTAGTTCCAACCGAAAAAATAGATGACCTAAACATTGGTAACGTAGAAAAATACCTTACCTTATACGGAATTTAATTGAAGTTGGTTTGTGAATTAAGGGGTAGAGAAATCTACTCCTTTTTTTTTGTTTAAAAAATTTGGGTTCGGAAGAAAAGTTCGGATGTTTGTGGGGACAGGTCCGTCGGGGAAATTAACTCGGCAAACCAGGTAAATACGTTGGGTACGTATGACACTTGCCCCATTAAAATTTTTCGTCCGAAGGTTCTGAGATGGTCGGGATTCGTATGACAAGAATGTGGATAACTTTATTTGTTTTATATTCTAAACTAACCTACATTTGTATCGTTAAACTAAAAAAATATAAAATGAAAATTAAAGAAGAGTCGTTACTTACCATTGTAAATGAAAAAAACTACATTAGTCATCACGTTGGTCATATAATGAAATCAATGACCATAGACAAAGTGAATGAAAATGTCTACGTTAGTAAAATGAAATTATTTGAAACTAATGTAAATTGGAGGAGGTTAGTATTTTCTGAAAAATCAAAGAAAAATTTAGAAAATTACACAATACCAAAAGATATTCGTGTTGAGGTGTTGAGGTCGTTACCTAATAGAAACGACATCATTTTAATTGATGAATATAATTGTATAAAATATATAAAAACCGATAATGAATTAATAGTATCATTTCATTATACAAATAAAACACATTTAAATGATTATGGTGCACCCGTACTTTATATGTTTTATTTTCAAGTTAATTTGATAACCGGTAAAATTTCATCCGACCAAATGGATTTTGAAAGTAATAAAATGGTGGATTATGAAATGTTAATCGAAAAGTTTTATAGTCGTTTTTTGGTGGTGATTACATATTTGGAATTGACCGAAGTAACATTAAATGTAATTGAAGGTGGTAAATCGTTTGGTACTTGGAATAGTGGTAAGATTAAAAACAAAACAAAAAATAGAATTATAATGGTTAATACAAATTGGAATGTAGAAACCATTAGTCTAAATAGTTTTTCAGTTCGTGGACATTGGAGATTACAACCTTGTGGTGTTGGTAGAAGTCAGTTTAAATATGTTTACATTAAACCATATGAAAAAGGTTTGATTAGAAGATTACCACAAAAAGAATTGGTTTAACAACGAAAATTTCCTCAACGAAAGTTGGGGATTTTTTTTGCGCTAACGCTGCTCTGGTTTGCGCAACAGCTGCTGGTTCAGGTGGAATTAGTTCGGCAACGTATGACACTTGCCCCATTAAAATTTTTCCTCTCAGGGTTCGGGAATCAGGGTGGACTCGTATGACAATAATGTGGATAACTTTATTTTTTTTATAATGGTATATGTGGTATATTTGTATCTCAAACCAAAAATAAATAAATCAAATGAAAGTAGTATCATCTCGTATCACCGACCAACCAAAAAGTTTCTTTGACCCAATCCCACAAGTGTTCGTAACTTTAGAAAATGGGGAAGAACAATTCTTATTCGATTACTATCCCGATGAAATCAGTTTCACACCTAATGAGTTCGTGGGTTTGACACTTGATGAGTGTAGACACTTGAAGTTTGTAAAAGATAAAAGATACCTAACAAGTTGATGTCATGGAAAAACTATCGTGTAAAGAAAGAATGAAAGAGTTATTGGGAATACTAATTGTTTTACCGATACTAATTTATTACGGAATCCGATTTTTAATAAGGGGTAGATAATTCTACTCCTTTTTTTTTGTCCAAAAATTTGTGGTTTGAAAAAAATCGAGGAGATGTTGGGTGAATCCGAATTTAACTCGGCAATCGTATAACACCTTATACTCGTATGACGATTGCCCCATTAAAAATTTTCGGGGACGAGCTCTGAGATGGTCTGAATTCGTATGACAAGAATGTGGATAACTTTATTTGTTTTATATTCCAAACTAAACTACATTTGTATCGTTGTAATAAACCAAACAACACCAATTATATGAAATTCAATACAAAATCATTAGACCACAAATTCTATGGTAAGACCATTAGAACATTTACTGAATTAGAAAGTAAATTATTTGAACTTGACCTATTAATGTCAATGACCTTTATGGTTAGTAAAATGGGTGAAGAAACCAAAGAATTAAAAGAAACCTTAAACGATATGGGTAAGGTTCGTTTTGTTATTTCTTGTGAACTTTTGGGTTACTCTGAAACTCACATTTCAATCATTCCATTTGAAACAATAATGGAAAAAATTGAAGAGAGTGATTATGGGTTCACTAAATTTTTACAAGACCACCAAGAAAATTCTAAATTAATTCCAAAAGAAGATGTGGAGATGATTGAAAAGTTGTTAAGGAACGAACTTTCAAAGAAAGAAGATGTAGTCGGTCAGATGTCTGATAGTGTTAGACAACAACCGAGTTATATGTGGAACTAATTTTGTCTATCATAGTTGTTCTATGACTAACCCTCACCCGAAATGGTGGGGGTTTTTTATTTCCCGTATCTTGAGTCGGAGATGTTCGTCCCTTCCCAAAACTAAGTCGGCAACGTATGACACTTGAGTCGGGAATTCCGTCGTTACCGTCCGGGACAGATGAAATTAGGTTTGCAACGTATGACATTTGCCGAACTAATTTCCGGATTACGACGGTTCTGAGAAAAAGTAACGTTACAAAAAAAAATAAAAAGAAATTCTTGTTTTATTCAGAAATTGTATTACCTTTGTTCTTGTTAAACCAATAGAAAAAATAAAATGAAAAAAGGAATTTTAATCGATGTTCATAACAGAACAATCACAGAAGTAGAAGTAACCAAAGATGAAAATGGTTCTCAATTACAATCAATGTACAATCACATTAAATGTGGAATTGTGGAGTGTGTTGGTTTTGATGAAAAAAATGATGTGTGGGTTGATGAAGAGGGGTTATTAACTTTAACACCCGATTCGATGTTTTTTAAATTTGAGGGGTATCCCGATTTTTTATGTGGTAATGGTTTGGTTATGGGTTTTGATAATGAAACGGGAGAAAGTGTTGATACGACCTTAACTATTGATGAAGTAAAATCAATGGTAGAATTTCGTACACTAAACGAAGTAAGAAGACAGTTAGTTTAATGTAATGTTTGGTTCATGGAAATTTCCTCACCGAAAGGTGGGGATTTTTTTTGCGCTAAAATTACTGGTGTTTGCGCATGGTGACTAGTCAGAATGGAATTAGTTCGGCAACATTTAAATATGGTGTTGTTGCCCTTTTAATTTTCCTGGAGGACCTGTCGACTTCGACTCAAGATTCTATGTAAATATAATGTGGATAACTTTTATTTTTTTATACCGAAAATTAAACTACATTTGTATCGTTGTAATAAACCAAACAACATTTAATTTTATGAACATAATTAAAACATTAGAGTATTCAATGGACTACTCACA